ATGAAAAGGAAGAAACATAATAAAACGGAGGTTTATACAGATGCTCAACTGACTGCTTTACTAAAAAAGTCAGAAGTTGTCATAAGTTCCTCAAAAAATGATAATAAAAAAGAACTATGTCATGATAAGAAGGAAAAACAGTAATGATAAGGAATGTTCAGTGGAAAGCTCTCTTGAAGTCGGAATGCTCAGCAAGAGTACATTCAACGACCAGGAACTTGACAACTACCTGAGACAAGGAGAAATAAAGGCATGTGAAAAGCCTCCTGTTCCACCACAGATTTTATGGGTTGGAGATTGTACCATAGCAACCTTTGGTAATTTCAGTGCATCTACCGGTAAAGCAAAAAGCAAGAAAACCTTTAATATAACAGCAATGGTTGCAGCAGCTGTAAATAATTCTACAGTACTCAAATATAGAGCCAGTCTTCCTGACGGGAAACGCAAAATCCTTTATTTCGATACAGAACAAAGCAGGTTTCATTGTCACAATGTGATAGAACGCATCTATCGCCTTGCAGGATTGAGCCTGACAAAGGAAGATAAGCGCATCAAGTTCTATGGGTTAAGGGAGTTCACTCCTACTCTCCGTATTGCCCTCATAGATTATGCCCTAAGAACATTTGAGGGTGTAGGATTGGTCATTATCGACGGCTTACGAGATCTCATGTATGACATTAACAATGCCAAAGAATCAACCGATGTGATGACTATGCTCATGGCCTGGACAAGCAAGTACAATCTTCACATCCATTGCGTGCTGCATCTCAACAAGAATGACAATAACACCAGAGGTCATATTGGTACCGAACTTGAAAACAAGGCTGAAACAGTTCTGATAATCAGCAAAAACAAACAGGATTCCAACATCAGTGAAGTCAGGCCTATGCACATGCGAGACAAGGAGTTTTCTTCATGGGCATTTCACATTGACGACAACTCTCTTCCCGTCTTAGATGATGGTTACCATATTACAGTAGTCAAGCCCAAAGATAAGCCCTTGACATCTTTGCCGGATGACTTACATGCCAAGGTACTTCGCACTGTTTTTGATGGTGATAGTCCGCAGAGGTATCTTGAACTGGTAAAAGCAATCAGTCAGGCTTACGCACAAGAAGGCTACAAGCGTGGGGATAATGCAGTCAAGGATATGCTCAAAATCTTTTGTGAGCGTAAACTGATTACCAAAGACAAAGAAGGTTATCATTATCATCCTACACTCCTGCCCCTAAAGTAAGTTTATGAGTTTAAGTTTAACAGGGTATATATATTAAACTAATATGAATCCTATAACATTATTGATATGCCATGACCATAGATGAAATCAAATCAGTCAGTATTGTACAGTTCCTAGAAACCGAAGGTTTTCAGTATGCTTATATCCATCGAGGTAATTACTGGTATCTATCTCCCTTTAGAGCAGAATCGTCTCCATCTTTCAATGTCAGTCCTACAAAAAATCTTTGGAATGACTTTGGAGCCAACTCAGGAGGAAACATTATAAATCTTGTTCAGAAGATGCACCCTTCATGGAATAATCATCAAGTTCTTACTTATCTTGAACAACAGATTAAGAGCCATCACCTCAAATATGCTGAAGATTATGAAGCGATGACCAAAGAACAACAAAGAAGAAATGCGTGGGATGAGAGCCATATAGCAGAAAAGGGTAATGAAAGAAAAAGTATTACTTTCATTGATCGTATTAGCAAGCTCAGTCATCCCAATTTGAAAAGATATATTTTACAAAGACGTGTTGACTTCGAGGTTGCTCAGGAGTTCTGTAAAGAAATACATTATCATATCAACGATAAACATTACTATGCCATAGCCTTTGAAAACGTAGATGGTGGTATGGAAATCAGAAACAAATACAGCAAACGCAGTATCGGAAAGAAAACAATATCCGTAATAAAGCCCAACGGTAAATCACATTCAGAATGTTGCATATTTGAAGGTTTCTTTGATATGCTCACGTATGCAAGTATCAGAAAATGGATGATGGATATACAACTTTGTGTTGAAAACGACTGTGATTATATTGTTCTTAATTCAATCAGCAATATCAAAAAAGTATTTCCATATCTTCAGAACTATAATGTAATCCACTGCTATCTTGATAATGATGCTGCCGGTGCAGCGACCATAAAGAAAATTAAGGATGAATATTCAGACAAGGTAATTGATGAATCTGTCAGATACCGTAATTTTAAAGATCTGAATGATGTTATCAATGGGACAGTAAAGAAGCAACAGACATAATCAAACTATTCTATTGATCTAAGGAGGTTCTCCATGACAAGAGAGCCTCCTTTATCTCTCACTATAACAAACTATAAAAATTAAGGGATGAAAACAGTAAGATGCTTTGCAAATGATAAAAAGTAAACAACAATAGTTTATCTGACAGTAATAAATAATAATTCTTACATTTTTGAATATGTCACAAATCCAAAGATTGATAAAACTTATAAGGACCAATACAATATTCATACTTCATTAGTCTGTTCTTTAATACAAAAAGTGTAAAAAAGAGAAAAAAGCATTCTAAACCGTTTTTTAGTATGATATGAGATATATTTTGACCATTTTTAGTATGATAAGATATAAAAACTCTTATTGGGTTACTTGATTACATCTAAATTATTCTCTCTATTAAAAAGTGAATTATGAAATGAATTGGTATCAGTTGAATTCTGAAGAACCGATATGCCATATCGGAATGACTACCTTGATTTCCGTACGATTGACACCAATCAACTTCCTAAAGAGGGAAAAAGCTTTGTTTTGTTGAAGCATATACTTATTTTATTCTTTATCAAAACGTGAATCAATCATATCCACAAGTCCCATCCAATTGAAGAAACGTTCCATAATATGTATACATTAAAATATGGAACGGCCTTATTGATATATTGTGGTTCTGTCATCTCATAGCAAAATGCAAAGTCAAGATTTACCTCAGCATACTTGGCAGCATAAAAATTTACATTACGAAATTCGTCTCCGTAAGTATCGAGTAGTACAGCAACGTGATTTAGGGAATTATTGAATGGCGCAAAATTATAAGAATCAAGCAATTCCGTGTCAGTCATTAACTGAATGTAATAGAACAGAGATGTGTCAGACGTCTCGGATGTCCCTTCATCTCTTTTCCTAGTCGTAAGCCTGAGTGTCCCTTTGTTCTTTCGGAAAAGTTCAACATATTGTAGATAATCCCAGACTGTATCCCATTGTGGAACAGCAGATAATACCATTTTTTCTAGGATAATTTTTCCAAAGAAAGTCTTAGGTCCCAAAGGATAAAGTTCCTCAATAACAGCCGTTGTCGGATTTCCAGCCTTAGTAAGAGGAAGGCCCTAAGCAGCCATATCAAGCATCCGATAAGTCATATTAACGAGCGGCATCTCAAGATACACGTTTTCATCTGTAAAATTCTTAAGATAGGCAATATCTTCATCTTTTGTCCAAAAGTGGTCAGATATATGTTCGTCCATATATAATGATGAGTATATAGTTTTATAATTGGAATTGGAGAAAGATTATTTCCTGTTAGGCTGAATATTCTCTTCGAATAAATAATTATATACAGTCAGCCTAGATTTTATACCAGTAATTTCCTCAATTTTCGAAACAGTGGTTCTAGACTTGTATAGTTGTATTATTGCCTCTTTCTTCGGCTTCTTCATTTTGGTCCCTTTCTGCCTTCCGAATTTAACACCTCTTTTCTTAGCAACTTCAATCCCGGCTTTACAACCTTCAAGGATAAGATTACGGTTATACTCGGTCAGTGATGCAAGTATCTTGCATGGTAAACCTGCCAACAGCAGTAGAAGTATCAAGATTATCCTGAAGTGAAACAAGTTTAATGCGACAATGCTCCAATTGAGCACAAAGTTCAAGCATTTCCTTGACTGAACGCCCAAGTCTGTCTAAACGGTAAATGAAAAGTGTGTCACCGGCACGAAGGTAATCTAAGCAAGCAGTAAGGCCTTCACGCTTGAACTCCTTTCCGGAAATTTTATCTGTGAAGATCCTCACGCATCCGGCATTATTCAGCGCGTCAATCTGAGAAGAGAGATTTTGCTCTCTCGTACTCACCCTGGCATATCCAATTTTATCTCCCATTGTCCATAATAAACTTAATTTTTCAAAGTTACTATATTGGGACATAAAAAGCGAGAAAAAATGCCCTATATAAGGTATAGGGCAAATTATCACTGTCTATGATAAATATAGTACATTTTAGACTAAATAAAAACCTGAGCACATTTTTAAAAGCAAAACAAAGAACACTTGTTTTTTGGTAAGCATTCGGTAAACCACGTATTTTTGTCTCCAACTTCCATCATTAACTTTACGTCCAAAAAGCAAAGTTATGATGACACGAGAAGAAGTAGTAGAGATAATGAACTACTGCAAAGAGCACAAAGTGACTTATAAGTCAAGATTAGAGGAGCTCAATATCCCTGTATGGCGGTTTTATGACAGCAAATCCCGTTATGCCGCCGAGCAATCATCGGGTAAATCGGCTTAAGGTGAGTTTATCGAGCTTCCCCACAGCGGATCTTTTGTTCCTGTTCCTTCATTTGCCGGAACAAGCGGGCGTAAACAGAAAAACGCACCGATCCCGCCAAGCGGATTGAAAGAGATAGAAATACGTACACCGGCCGGTACTGCCATACGCATTTGCGGTGAACTGAACGGCAAGGAACTGTATTCAATCATCCAGGCCTGCAGCCATGTTCAGCCTTAATGACAGTATGCGCTATCTGTTGTATAACCGCCCTACTGATATGCGCAAAAGCTTTCATACTCTCAGCGGTATCATCACCGACGCCATGGGTCAGGACCCCTGCAGCGGCAATGTGTATATCTTCATAAACCGTGCCCGTGACCGCATAAAGCTCCTGCATTGGGAGCCGGGCGGCATGGTGCTGTATTCCAAACTTCTGGAAGCCGGTACCTTAGGCAAGCCTGATTCTGCCAACGACAATGAGGTCTGTACAAATATAGAATGGCGGGAACTTGTCATGATTGTGGAGGGTATCATGGAAGCCCGCGACTCCCGTCGCACGAGACTTGAAAACCTGCAGAAACTTCGAAAATAGTATCGGATTTTTACTCTATTCGCTTTTGTATGTCATTGGATTTTAGTATATTTACATTGTAGAACAATGAGATACAGATGCTTACAGAAGAACAGGAAAAAGCCTTATTGGAAGAAATTGAGAAGCTCCGTCAGGATAAAGCGGCGCTTATCAGCAGGGTTTCCTCGCTGGAACAATCCCTTTACTGGCTCCGGAAAAAAGTCTTTGGGCGGATGAGCGAGAAGAGTCTTCCGCTTGATCCCAACCAGCTGTTTCTGTTCTCAAAGGAGGAAATGTCCTCCATGGAAATATCCCGGATGGAGGAGGAAGTCCGCAAGAGTGAAGAAGAAATCACCAGAACTATAAAAGTCAAGGAAAAACCGGTCCGCAAGTCTCTGGACACTTCCTCACTGCCTGTAGAGGTTGTTGATCTTTACCCCGAAGGAACAACTGACGGGGAAGGCAGGCTTAAGGATGATTTCATTGAAATCGGAAAGGAAGAGAGTTCACGCCTGGAGCGTGTTCCGGCAAAAGTATATATCCTGAAGACCGTCCGTCACAAAGTGATAAGAAAATCCGATATGGAGAAATATCCCGAGGAAAGGCAGATTCTGATTCATCCTCTTCCTCTTGTCCCGGTCAGCAAATGTATGGCAGGCGCCTCGGTCCTGACGGACATTATCATCGGCAAGTTCATGTATCATCTCCCGTTCTACCGTCTGATACAGCAGTATCGCGAATCAGGAATCATCATAAGCGAATCTACCATGTGCGGATGGTATGAAATGGCGGTGGAGAAACTCAGGCTTCTGTACAACCTGCTCAAACAGAAGATACTCTCCAGTGAGTATATACAAGTGGACGAGAGTGTCATTCCTGTGATGGACAATGAGAAACATAAGGCGAAAAAAGGGTATGAGTGGTGCGTGCGCGACGGCATCACGGGGGACGTCATGTTCCATTATGACCGTGGCAGCCGTTCGGGGATGGTAGCCCGTGAACTGCTGGGATGCTGCCGTGGCATTGTGCAATGTGACGGCTATGCAGCTTACGAACAGTTCGAGCAGATGAAAGGAATCACCCTGGTCGGCTGTTGGGCACATGCCAGAAGGAAGTACGTGGATGCCCTGGAAGAGAACAGGACCCTGGCCACACAGGCAATACACTACATCGGCAAGCTGTACAAGATAGAATCTGAAGCCAATGATGCCGGACTCGCAGCCGAAGAGCGTAAGGAAAAACGTATAAGCGAAGCCTATCCGCTGATACTTGAATTTGAAAAGTGGCTGCAGGATGCTTATCTTAGAGTGCTTCCTAAAAGCCGCATGGGTAAAGCCATTGAATATACGTACACGCTTCTTCCCAGGCTTTCCAGATACGTAAACGACGGAAGAATCGAAATTGATGACAACCGCATAGAAAATGCCATAAGACCTTTGGCTTTGGGTAGGTTATGTAGTGTACAACATAACCGTCCTTATGTTGGCATTATATTTATGTTGGCATCATAATTAAAGTCCATAATTAACAGTACTTTTACCTTTTTTGATGCCAACATAAAATATATTACTGTAAAGATTTTAAGAAAGTAATAATAGACTGATCCGTTATTGGTTTTACTTTCAAGTCTGGATTATTCAAATTACAAGATTCTATAGCTTTTGCTTTCATCTTTAAGTTTGTCTCAGCATAGATGTTTGTGGTATTTATAGAAACATGCCCTAGCCATGAACGAATTGTATTAATATCTACACCAGATTCCAACAAATGAGTTGCCGTTGAGTGTCTTATTGTATGTGGACTGACATTCTTTTTAGCTATGCTAGGCATTAATTCAGCCGCTTTTGCTGCATATTTGGTTACTAGTTCATATATTCCAAACCTTGTGATTGGATTACCATATTTATTAAGGAATACAGCATCATCCTTGGATCTATGTAGAAAAGGTTCAATAAGTTTCACTGTCGTATCCCATAGTGGACATGGTCTTGTTTTATTCCCTTTTCCACGAACATATACAACCGAAACTGTGTTTGGAGAACCGATATGTATATCTGAGATTTTAACATTAACAACCTCAGATGCTCTGGTTCCTGTATTATACATAAACATTAAAAGTACATAGTCTCTCATCCCTTGCTTCGTAGTTTTATCAGGTGCATTTAACAATACCTGCATTTCTTCTTTCTCAAGATAATGGATTTTAGGTTGTGCAGCACCTTCAAAGGTTTTAATATTTTCCTTTTTATTCGGTATATATTTCAACCTTGAATACCATAATAGATATTGGGGCTCAACTGACGATACGTACTTAGCAAAGCTACGTATAGCGGCTAATCTTAGATTTCTAGTTGTAACAGAACACTTTTGGACTACTTCTATACTATTTAAAAAATCGGATATAATGTTTAATGTCAAGTCTTCTATTTTAAGCTTAGAGACAACAAGTCCCTTTGATTTTATAAAACTCAATAATTGACAGAAACAATAGCTATAGCTTTTGATTGTATTCTGGGATCCATTTTTAATAATAGGAAGATAGTCTGCCAGATAAAGTTTTAACCAATACCCAACTAATAATTTTTCATCAGATTTATTCATAATCAAGATTCTACATAAGTTTTAAAACGGATATTTGCTTTGTCTAATAGTTCGTGAGTCATTGAAAGATATATTGATGTATCTTCTAAATGACTATGTCCTAGGTAAGTAGATAATACAGGTAATAAAGTTTGGACATCCGCCCCTTCTTTATACCATTTTACTAATCTGTGAGTGGCGAAACTGTGCCTGAGATCATGGAGACGCACATTTTTACCATCTTTACGAACAATATTTGCTTTAGTACAAATAAGACGGAATGCTTGTTGTAATTCATGTTGAGGTACTCCATTCCCTCTTTTATCAAGGAATAAATGATTGTTGACAAAATGATTTTCTTTTACTATACTCTTTCGCCAGTCAAGATATAATTTTAGCATTTTCATAACTGGAGCGTTTGCTGTAACCAGTCTACTCTTATGGAATTTCGTTTCATTGATATATAACAAATCATTATTTAGATCTATATCTTCAACTAATAGTCGTGTCGTTTCACCAGAACGCAAACCAAGACAGTAAGTTAATTTCAACATTGTTTGTATGACATACGGATATTCAATATTATATCGTTGTCGGTAACAAAGTGCAGTAGCAAAAATTTTATTCAATTCATCCGTACTATATATATACGGTGTAAAATCATGTCTGATTGTAGGACGGATTTTGGGTAACGGGATAGAATGTATAAACTTTCTGGAAAATGCCCACACGAAGAAGCGTTCAAGCTTGCAGAATTGATAATCCCAATACCGAGTATAATTATTATTTTTACGTCCTTTACAGTTTAAGAAGTTCTGGCAGTCTGTTTCTTTAATCTCATCAAGTTCAACAATAGGATTTATATATCTCTCAAAACGCAATAATAAATATCTTACATCTCTAATCTTTTCTCCCAAACTTTCCTTATAGGAAAGATAGAGATGAATGGCTTCTTTTATATTCATAACATGACCTCCCATTCTATTTGTGAGACTTTGCGCAGATTAGTAATATCTATTTTTGAATAGATTCTGGTTGTATCTTGTAATCGATGACCCAGGATGTCCCCGATTTCTTTTAAAGAAACACCATTGTTGATTAGATTGGAAGCACACGCATGGCGCAAAGAATGTCCACCAATGTGTTTTATGTTGATTGGTATTTTAAGTCCTTTGTATGCATCCGAAACAATCTTATAAATGCATGATCTTGTTAAAGACTTATATGGCATGAATGTAGTCATAAAAACCTCCTCAACTTTTCTTTTATTGTCCCTTCCATTTACGATATAATCAATTAAAAGATTGTAGACATACGGTGATAATGGTAAGCTTTGCACATGCCCATTTTTTACATGATAGAAACATAGCTGTCTTTTATCCCAATCTATGTCTCTCAATTTAAGTCTTGTGACCTCACTCGTTCTTAAGCCATAAATTGAAAGTAGGGCTAATATCGCGGTATTACGTTTGCCTACTATTGTAGAGGTATCATAAAAGGACAACAATTTCTCTACAATATCCCAAGAAGGTGCAGAGGGCAATGTTGATAAACTGTACTCTTTAGGATGGCGTATTCCTTCTACACAAATATCACAGATTCCTTTGAAGTTTAAGAATTTTACGTACTCTCTGATATTTGTTGTAAGGAGAGAAAGAGTTCGTTTGCAACATCCTGCGTTGTGTCTATACTGTATATATTCGTCAATCACAGAAATATTTAAATGAGCCAAGTCTGTTTTATCCTGAATAAAGAAAGAGAAATCATTTATCCTTGAATGTCTTCCTTTTAATGTAATATCAGAAAGTCCTTTCATTGATTTAGACCAATTAATATATTCAATAATTAAATCATTATCACGTGGGAGTTGCTCTTGAGAACGTTCAAGTATACCAATAAAACTTAGCCATTTTATTGAAACCGCTTTAAAGGTTTTCATCCATTTAAGACTGTTATACGCAGCTAACCTAATAATTGTCTTGTCTAAGACATGTTGGTGTATTATCTTTTTTTCACTTATTTATAATCGCAAAATTCATTTGTGCCGATTGTAAAATTCAGATGTACATTTTTTTGTGATTTTTGCACTCCAAACGAAAAGCGTTTAATTCGTGTTCAAACGGTATTTAATCACCGTTCGACAAGCACTAAATTAAGTTTTTTGTCGTAAAGTGCTTTCCAATCTACGAACACTATACATTCAACTCAAACCTCACGCTTTCGTCTCCTGCGAGTAAACGACGCGTGTTTTCCTCGTTTGTTTCGTAGATATGTACGTTTCCAAAGGTTAAAGTAATTGATTTCAAAGGAAAATTTATTTGCCGACTTATCAAATAGAGATGATAAATATCTGACGGCAACCCGAGATTGGCATCTGAACTTCGTTGATACGCGGAAACAACCAGTTCTCCGCAATCAATTTGAAATTGTATGAGGCTAATGCATGGGACTTGATTGCTTTCTACACCCGTTTCTCCAAGAAACAGCACATAGTTTTTACTATTGCGTTGCTCCTTATTGATTCGATCAATCAAAGGCGGTAATTTTTCAAAATATGTCGGGTAGCTGTTCACGAGTATAGAACCGCAATAATCCCACCAGTTTATACCAGCCTCTTGATACCTTTCGATATTTCGTTCGCCGTCCATAAATAGGCGTAATTCGCTTTTCAATTTCTTACGAGCGATATTGTGGCTCTCAAAAATATCCAACAATTCGGCAGGGGTTAATGTTAGTTGTTCGTTAAGCAAATACCGTATCTTACCTTTCTTGTTCATCTGCGACTTGTCGGACTGGAGTACTTTATCCAGCATCTGAAAATACTTATTCATTCAGCATAAAGCAATGTTTTTAGGGGTTTATAAAATGGTGTTCAAAATGTTTTCGTATCTTTGTGGTCTCTTACCTCTGCAACATAAAATTATGTTTGCGTAACATATAGGCAAAATAAAACGCCACAACGCGACCAAAAGTCTATGCCCTCGGTTGTGCGTTGTGGCGCATTTTATGTTAGTACAGAGGTAAGAGGCTTACTAACAGCCGGGGGCTTTTTTCTTTTCACCCCCCAAAATTTAGTGTTTTATCGGTTTTTAGCGACTGATCAGTTCGTCCACGGTCTGCTTGCATTCGGTTCGGAACGCTTCGAACTCCCGGAGTTCCCTTGCGTGTTCCTCCGTGTCGGCACCGTTGGCGAGTATCGCGATCTGCGCGTCGATAGAGTACCGCTTTCCGATCAACCCTGCGATAAACTTGCTCCGGCGGTTCTCGTCGGTGACGTCTTTCGCCTCGATGATCGTCGAGCCGTCCTCCATGTCTCCCGTGTAGGAATAGCCCTCGATCGGGTTCTCGTGTTCCGGCATGTCAAAGGTTGCCGCCTGTTCGTTCAGATAGAGCAGATAATGCCCGTTGTCATACTTGACAAATGCGTGCCTTTCGGCGTGGTTTGCTGTTTTCATTCGTTTTTGGTTTTTACTCTGGGTCGATGATCTTGTAGAAACACCGACCGCCCTCGATCTCTTGTTTTATAATCCGGCAATACGGCGGGTCTTGCGGGTCTATCTCCACCCCGTCGAGTTGCTTTACGAGTGCCTGCGACCCTGTGAAACATATATGCTGCACCCACTCGGAACGCGTCGTCCCGTCGGGTTGCGGCACCTGCTCCTCGATCTTGAATTGCAGGGTCAAACACGTGTCGCGGTACCGCGATTTGCCAATTTGGTAGCCCGTGAGCTGTAACACCCGATTGAGGATGTTGTCAATTTTGAGCTTGGCACCCTCAAAATTGCCTTTCTGTTTCTGTACTTCACTAAATTTTTTCATACCGATAGTATTTAATAAATGGATTGAATCGCAATGCTGCATGAAGCCGAGGTTAGACGCCAGTTTGAGGCGTATTTCCTCGTCCGGCAAACCGCGCTTTCTGAACGTCGCCACTTTCCGGCAAAGGTTCTTTTTGTTCCGCTTGCGGGCGAGGCAATGGGTGTGATACGTGACGTAACCCACGAAATCGACGCCCCGGCTCTCGACGGGGAATATCTGGTAATTCCGTTTGATGTCGAGTGCCCGTTCGTGGTTCAAATAGTGGTTGATAAACACCAAATGCCCGGAGAGCGTCGCTTTGTCCGCCGCCAGCAGCACGATGTCGTCGGCATAGCGGTAGTAGTAACGGACTTTGAGCCGCTCTTTGATGATGTGGTCGAGCTCGGAAAGATAGAGGTTTGCGAAAAATTGGCTTAGGTAATTGCCTATCGGCACCCCGTCCGCCGAGCAAATAATCTCGTCGAGCAGCCCGAGCAGTTCCGGGTCTTTGATCTTGACCCGGACAACCTGTTTGAGGATGTCGTGGTCTATGGACGGGTAGAATTTGCGGACGTCGAGTTTCAGACAATAGGCAGTACCCTCGGGGTCGGCTTCCATTTCGCGGCGCAGGCGGTTAAGGCACGGGTGTATGCCCCTGCCTTTCACACATGCGTACACGTCCCGCGTAAAGTTGCTCACCCATATAGGCTCCACGACCAACATAATCGCCCAGTGCACGACCCGGTCGCGGAACGGCAGTTTATAGATGATCCGTTCTTTCGGCTCGTACTTGATGAATACGTCGTAACGGGGGGTGTGATAGGTGTGATCTTTGAGCTCCTGCTCAATTTGGCGGAGGTTCGCCTCCAGATCGGAGGCAAACTCTTGAACCTCGGGGCGTTTCCGTTTGCCCTCGCTGGCGTGGTAAAACGCCGCTTCTAAATTCTCATAAGCGCAGACACGCTCGTAAAGGTTGCCAAATCGTTTCATTCATCGGGTCAGTGGTTCTGTGGTTCTGCTTTGCTAACTTGGGAGCGTTCGAGCCGTTACCAGCCTACCGGCACCCGTTCTGCGTTTGTTATCTTCCGCCAAGCGGCGAGGTTCTCTTTGACGCTTTTATTCCTGTTACTACTTGCAAAGTTTAGGGGCGAGGAGACATTCGCATTCGTATTCGTCGCTGCATTGTTCGCATTCGTCACGAACGCGCCTGCATTCGTGCCATTGTTCGACGAACCGCCTACCAAGCGGACACGGAAAAGCAAACACCTCCTAAAGAGCAACCCGTCCTACATTATCGGACGCGCAAAGATACTGAAAACACGCGAGATACACAAAAAAACCGAAAATCAAAAAATTTTCGCCCGCCTTACGGCGGGATAACAAAATACTATCCCGCCGTCGTCTCACTATATCGGTATGTCAAAATTTCAAAGAACGCTCGTTTTTCGTTTTCGTCTTATTCGCTTATCGTGGGGTCTTCCTCGAAAAAGCAGAGGGGCGAGGAGACATTCGCAGACGTAGACGTCGCCGCAAGGTACGCATACGTCACGAACGCGCCCGCAAACGTGCCATCGTACGACGAACCGCCCACCAAGCGGACACGGAAACCGGGATTGCTCGGCGTAGTGTAAAAATAATCGGCGAAATACGTTGCGGCGGTTGCGCCGACTTCCGTCGGCAAGCAGCACAGCAGGTGCGTCGAATATTTCTTGATGTAACCCTCCGCGCGCGGCAGTTCCGCCGCGAGCAACATGCCCTCGGTGTCCGTCCAACTGAACCCGGCGTAAAGCGACGGCGCGACATACGCGCGCGTTTTTTCCGCGCCCACGTCGATAACGAGACCCCCGCAGACGCCCCACAGGTGCCCGAACGGGTTTACGAGACCGAAAAACACCGGGACGGGTGCCGTGTACACCGCCGTGCCGTCGCCTTTCGTCACGCTGTACTCCACGATGCCGATTCCGTCGCCTTTTTCCAAACCGACGGAGGTCGGGACGATCGGATAATACCCGTTGTAATCGCCCCAGTTCGGCATATTCGTGACGCCAGACCCGAGCCCGCCTTGATACAGACCGTCCGCATCGAGTTCGGCGTTGTATGCCGATTGCGAGTGCCGCGTGCCGAGGATGATGCGCATCGTGTACTCCACGACCGCGCGGGCAACATACCAACACGCCTCCCAGCCCTCGCCGCGCTTGCGGGCGATCGTACTGAAACCACCGTAAGGGTACGCCGTCGCAGGCATTCCGAGCATGGTTTTTTGGGGCGCATCGTCGGCAAGGTTGGTATAAGCAGACAGCACGCTGCCGTTGCCGCCGCGGTATCGTTCATCGGTGGAAATGACCGAGCAGAGCTTTTGGTCGGTGCGGTCGATCACTCCGGCACCGAGCCACGAAATACCGCCCGCAGGCACGTAAACCGATTTCTTGCCCGGAATCGGCTGGAACGTGATCGTCTCGATCGTGCGGTTCCCCTCTTTCCACGTCGTGTAATAGTGCGCATTCCAGCACCACATGCACTGCCCCTGCGTGCCGTCGAGCTTTGCCGGACTGCCGTCCTCGTAGCGGTTGGAATCCGCCGGGTCGAGCTTGCGGCGCACGCGGTCGTCCGTCACGAGGTAGCGACCGAGCCCCAGTTTTTTAGGCAGCTCTTTGAGGGCGGCGAGACTGCCGTAATACCCGGCAGCGACCGGAGACGAGTTCGTCTCGTCCCAATACCTACCCGCGATCGGGTTGCCCGCCGTCTCGACCGCTTCGGCGAGGTTCATGCGCCGCGTCTCGCCGCTCTCGTCCTGCACGGGTACCGCCATATCCGAGAGTTTGCCCGTAGCCCAAGGCAGCTCGTTGATTCTTTTCGCGTTCTGAAACGCCGAAAGCATCGCCCTCACGTTGTTTTCTTCCTGTTCCGTAAATGCCATTGTTGCAAATGTTTTATGTTAAAAGTATGTTGTTTCCTGCCGTCACGAGCAAACCGCCGTCCGCGTCTTTGAGAGCCGAGGGGCGGACAACCTCAATCTCGACCGTCTTGTGCAGGGCGGTGTTTTCCGTCGGGATGACGTGTACCCGGCTTTTGCCGAGTCCGAGAACCTGCACCGCGCCGTCGGGATCAACCTCGACCGCCTTGCCGTCACCCAAAAAGAGGACGTTTTGAACCGCGAAGCTCGGCAGGAGTTCGGCTTTGATGTATTGCGTTACCGTGTTGCCGAGGGTGATTTTCCGCGGCGGGGTGACATTCACCACCAGCGGGATAACGCGCCCCGCACTCTCGGCCAAAATTCCGAGCATCGTTTGGCGCACCGCTGCAATATCCTGCTTGATCTCGACGTCGGTCTGTTTGAGTTCCGCTTTGGTCTGCGTGATGCGATTGTCCAAAGCGGACTCGGCGGCCTCCGCCCGGGTCTTTTCCCGATCGACCTGCCGGGACACTTCGAGCTCGGCAGCCTCCGCCCGCTCTTTTTCGGTCTTGACCGCCGCTGCAATCGCGGTATTGTACGCCGTCGTGATTTTGGTCTCGAGCTGCGAGAGCAGGGTTGTAAGGCTCTGCGCGTCGGTGATGCCCTGCAAGAAACTTTCGATCTCCTGCCATGTGTTGATTGTCGCGTCCGCCGTGTCTTTCGACTGCAAAAACGTCTTTAGCGTGCTGGCGACCGCGTACAAATCCTTGTAGTTGGCACCCAGCGCAACGAGCGCGGCTTTCGCCTCGGCCAGCGTTGCCCCGCTTTTGAGCATTTCACGGATTTTGCCTATGTCGTCGTGCGCAGCCGTGAGGCTCGTTTGCAGGGCTGTATCTGTTTTGTGCAACTCCTCGATTTCCTCGTCCTGCGCAGCGTCTTTCTTGTGGATGTTTTCAACTTCCGTGTTTAACGCGTCGATCTCCCCTTGCTGCCGCTCATCCTCCGCCTCGAGTTCCTCGATATTGTCGGCTATGTTGTTGAATTGTTCCCGGGAGGACTTTTCGTGCGCCTCGTAGTCGGTTCTCAACTGTCGAAAATTGCTCTCGAGTTGTTCTCCTGCCGCCGCATCATACTTGCCGTTGAGCTGTTCCGGAAGTCCCTCGACCGACGAAATCGGCACTTTGTCCTCCTCCTTGTGGAAAAAGCTGTCGATCCAGTCCGCGAACTGCGCCTCGGTGGGATATTTCCCGCGCTTGAACCACGCTTTTAATTGCGCTATGCTTCTGATTGCCATTCTTGAATCGGTTTATCGGTTATCGTACCCGCATGATGTACGCAAGCACGTAATACGGCGGGCGGTTCTCGTGCGCGGCACCCTCGCCCGTCGCGTTGGTGTTCCCGTACTGGGTCGTCCGGTCGTGTTTGGAGGTGGAGTTCGGGGACGAGTTGCGCCCGCCGCCTTTCCACGTTCCGCTGTCCTCCGCCCATAGGTTCTGCGGGTGGGTATGCGACGGCATTTCTTTGATCGTGAGCGCGTGTTGTTTTTCGCCGCCCGCTTTGCCGTAGCTGTTATAATCCGTGTCGCTCGGGTTGTGCCCCACGACGAACCGCCCCCGCAGATCGGGCATGCGGAAATACCCGCTCGAGGTGGAATAACGCGTACCCGTCGCGCTGTACGCATTATTGAACGTCGTGCCGAGTGCCTTGTATAACTCCGGGTAATCGGTGATTTTGAGCTGCTGACCCTCGCAAAGTTCGTAACCCGCCGGAACCGTCTTGCCCGCCCACATTTGGACGATGCCCAACGGCGGGGCGGAGAGTTCCCCGATCGTCGTGTCTTGTGTCTTGATCTTATCCTCCAGCTCCCGGGGTGTCGGCACGGCGGCAAAGTCGCCCCACTTGTAATTTTCGCTCCCGACACCCGGTTTGAGAGACCGCACCGTGTATGCCTGCGGGAACTCGTAGCCCTGTGCCGTAACGGGGACGATCTGCTGATCGACGTACATGCCGCCGGAGACCGTGCCGCCCTCCCAGTAAATGACCTCGCCCTCCGGAAAGTCCTTTGTTTTCAGAAAGACATAGCCCGCCTTGCGGCGCGTGCCGTTCTGCTCCGGTTCGCAGCCCAGCAAAATAGACTTGTCCCCGGCGAGGTTGCCGAGCACCTGCAAGAGCGCGATGTTGGTCTGCAAGGCGTCCAGCGTCTCGCAATCGACCGGAAAATTCTTGTTCGGTTGCAAAAGGAACCGTCCTATCGTCTGTTTCATCCTCAAATGTAGTTTACCGAAAATCTCTTTGACGCCAATTTGTACGTGCCAACGATCGCACGCAACCGGGAGACGTCCACCGTGTCGTATAGCGAAATCGGGATGTTCACCCAAAAATCGAATCCGTTGATCCCGCCGAAGCCCCGGCGGTTGATGATAAACGCCCTGCCCGTTTCGCGGGTCGGCAGCAGGAACGCCTGCTCCTCCTCCCGCTTGTGGAGCATCAACACGCCCGCGCCCGCCGCTTCCTCCGTGATCGTGATGCGCCGCTCGATCGGGTCGAACTGGTCGTTAAGCACTGCCCGCAGATAGCACACCTGCCCGTTGTGGGTGAGGCGGTAAACGGTATCGCGACGGAACAGCACGAAACGGGTGTGCAGGTACCCCAGCGGCGAGACCATTGCATAGGCGAGCGTCGCAAGGATCGGACGACGCCAGAACGTCGGCAGCAGGAGCAGCGCGAAACGCTTGATATTTACCTCGTATTTACTCATACACGTGTCGGTTTATCGTGATCGTCCCCGCCTTGAAATAGCCCGCGACGGGAACATGCCGGGCGTTGATCGGAACGACTGCCGTTTCCCCGTTCGCCGAGGTCGTCGCACCCCGGAACTCGACGATCTTCACCCCCTCGACTTTCTGCAACTCATCCACGAGTGCCATGTTCGTATATTCGCCGTTGAACGGCAGGTTTTCGATATACGCCCGCACCGTATCCCGGCACGCACCCTCGACCTCCTCGGGCAGCAGCATCGGATCGTAATAAATATCGACCTCGCAGTTGAACGTGTCGGCGTCGATATTTACCAAGTTGATGCGCACACCCGCGTCCTTGAACTCGGCGATATATGCCGCGAGCTGCGTTTCGGTCTCCCCGTCCAGCCGCTGGCGCATACCGCCGTTTTCCCCGGCAACCTTGATCGTCAGAATCGAGGCGTCGTTGTTCTCCACCGCGACGGCATGTTTCACCACCTTTGCGGCGGCGATGTCGTCCTCGCTCATGCCCTCCGTGTCGTATCTGTCCGTGTCGGCGATCAAAACCTTGTTTTTCATAAAGCCCAGCACCTTGTCGCGGTACCACTTGGGACGGTGCGGCAAAATCTCCTCGATGCACGAGCTCACCTCCCGCCTGTGCTCGTCGAAAAGGCTCTCCACGACCCACGCGGCGCACGCGAAAATGTAGAACAACACGCTCTCCACCGACGCCTTGCTGAAATGCGCCGTAAAGCTGTCGCCAGCCTCGAAGCCGTAGGCACGCGCCACGTCCTCGTTGCGCATGAAATCTCCGGCGATGCCGTCTTTTATCTCTGCAATAGTCCTCGCCATTAGCTCACTATAAAATCAATTTCAATCCCCATAAAACCGATGCCCCCGTAGGGCACGCACGCCAAGTCCTCCGCCGAAATATCGGTCGCCGGACGGATGCCCCGCGCCTCGTAACGTCCGAGAACCAGTTTATCGACCACCGGGGCGGTCTCGAGCTCCACGTCCGGGGCGAGCTCTCCCGATACCGGGATGTCGTTTTTGATTGACATGCCGAGGGCACCTTCCACGCCGCCGCTTGTTTGCAGCGCGACGTCGATAAGGCTCTGCCTGTCGAGGGGTTTTACCTTGTTCATCACTCTATCGTTATGCGGTTGTCGTCGATCGAAACGCGCGAAACCCGAACGCCGCACGCTTGGAGCATCTGTTTCGCGTTATTGCTCCAAAGCGGATCGCCGTTGCCGTTTGCCAGCTTGGTAATCTCCGCGCCCACGAGCGGGTGTTCTTTCAACTCGCCCCGGGCTGCCAAAAGCACGCATTCGGCAACCTGCCCGGTATTGTCCCCGAGTGCCAGCGTGCCGTCCTTGACCTGCAAATCGCCCGTGTCCGGGTCTATTAACATTCCAACCATTCGATCAATGTTTTACTTTCTCGTCCTCGTAATCCGATACCGCGACGCTCGGGTGCTGGCTCGTTATTGCCGGAACCGCGACCGGAGCGGGGTTTGCCTGCGACGTCGCGCTGCCCGCCACCGCAACGGAACCCGTCGGAATCTCGTGCGTGTGGCTGTTTGTTGTACAGGCTGATGAAAAAGTAGAGCACTTGGTCGCTCAACTTGTCGGCTTCATCGAGCACCACGAGCGGCGTTTCTTTCTTTTTGAGGGCGAGAATAATGTCCGACATCATTTCCGGAACGGTGCAGCCCGTCGGATCAATTCCCATACATTGCAGGAGTTCCGCCATAAAGTGCTTGCGGTTCCAATACTCGGAGCACGAGAGGTTATACACGTTCCGGTTGCTGGTGGCATAGCTCTTGATCGCCTCGCTCTTACCGCATCCGGCATCACCCGTGACGGCGAACACGAGGGAATTGTCCTGCGCGTCCTGCAAAAGTCCGTACATGCGCTTGTAGCCGCGCGTCTCCACGACAACCCACGCGCGCGGATCGTAGCCGATCTGCGAGGCGATCGTGCGCCACATTTCCTCGCTGATTAAATCCCAGTTGTTATTGAGCACTTGGGAAATGGTCGCGGGGCTGACGCCGCGCATGGAGTTCGCGGCTTTGTTCTGTCCGCCTTTGATTTCGCAGAACTCCGCGAGCTTGATTCTGATTTGTTCTTTTTCGATCGTTTTCATATTATCTCTATTTCTGATTATTAGTACAAATCCAAAGTGTCCTCGTCCTTGATTTGCAGAGCCGGACGGCGTACCGTTGCAATCTCGATCGCCTCTATGTCCTCGATCTCGTGGGCTTGCAGGCGGCGCGTCTGCTTGTGGTTCTTGTTCTGTCCCCGGCTGTCGCACAACAGCAGACGGGTTGCAACATCGAGCTGCGGGTTGTCGTTGAACAACTGCTCGACTTTGTTGCTGGCGAGGGCGAGGCGTTCCGTTATGCCGTTCTCGAGTTGTTTGTTGAACTCCTGCACCCGCGCGAGCTGCTCCGCATCCCCCTCGCGGCGGTCGGCGAGAGCCATAGGCTGCACGTGTTTCCGCTCGAGCATGAAGCGCAGGGAGCCGTCCTCGTTCACCGCGAGCACATGGTCGAGGTTGTCCGGGTCGTATTTTACCGCCCAGCGAACATGCGCGTACTCCCGGAACTTGGGATCGAAACAATCGTAGTCCCGCTTTATGCCGCCGATCGTCGGACGCAAACCCACACCCTCGAGCGCGTTGCGGTACCCCGTATCGGCTCCGAACGTGAGGAGGTATTGTTCATCGGAAAGCGGCAAGCGTCGCTCCTCGGGCAGTTTGGCAAACAATTTCACGTACTCGGCGCGCTTCTCGGCGCGTTCCCGTTCGATGAAAGCCACAAGCTGCTGGCGGCACCCCTCCTCGGTCGGGAAATCGTGACGGTGTTTGTTCAAAAACTCGCTATTCGGCTGCAAATCTTTGTTCGAGGTGATGCCGAACCCGCTCCAGTTCTTGCAGAGCTGGCAATATTTTCTATTGAATTGGTTGAAGAACGGCTCGATCACTTTCGATTTGGCATTATGCGCCCGGGCGGGAGTGTATTTTTCGCCCATGATTTGATAGACCGGGGCAAGGTTCCCGCGCCCGTAATTATCGCTCTGCAACTGGTTGAAGCGATAACGGCGACCGAAAAGCTCGGCGGTGTGGTTCGCTGCGTTCCGGAGGGCTGCTTTGATAAGTTCGGGGGTCTCCCGTTCGCCGATCGCATACCCAATCGGGTAGTTGATGCAGGGGTCGAGCACGAGCACGATCGTAAGGCGATTTGTGTACGTTATAGTGCCGTTGCGTTCATTTACTTTCTGATAAAGCAATTCGGCAACCCAACCGTCGATCGTGCAATACAAGAGCGGTAATTCCGGGCGTGTGCGCTTTACCTGCATGCTCTTTTGGTTGCGGAACCGGGTTGCGCCGAGACGTCCTCCCGCTGTCACGAGGTCGTGTTTCTCGCGCCATACGCCGACCGCCGCCCCGGTAATCGTTTTCCAGCCCTGCGTTTCCGCAACCACGTTGTAAATCCGCGCGATCTGCGCGTTGTCGAGGTTGCGGGCGTCGGAAATAAGCCGTATAAGGAGGCTTTCTTTGGTGTCGTCGTCGATCTTGGCAGCGTTGCGGGTGCCGTACTTGCCCGTTATCAACGCCCCGTAACCCTCACGCACGTACTGGTTGAATTTCTCTTGCAGGCGGCGCGGGTTCTCCGGCAGGGTATGCGGGAACGTGTCCGCGATGCGCGGCAACGCCTGCGCCGCCTTGCGCCAAAATTCCGCCTTGCTGATGCACCGCTTACTCTGTTTCCGGTGCTGGCTGTCCGATCGCTCCAGCACCAGCCGGAAAGCGTTTAGGACTGCCGCATTGTTGGCGTATTCGGTCTGCTTGTCCGTCGGCAAATATTTCCCGTCGCCGAACTGGTGACGCTGGTAAAAATCCAACGCCGCGCCGTCCGGTTCGATGCTCTCGACAAACGGTTTGCTTTCCGCTTGCGCTTTCAAATCCGGACGGCGGCGGTAAACCTCCAGCTGGAACTTCAACGGCAACCTGTCGAGATCAAACAGCGCGGGGTTGTTTCTACAAGCCTTGCGAGCTTGGATAGAAGCATCCTTTTTAACGATGCACTGGATTGCATTCATGGTTGCAATGCCCGCTAAGTCATCGTATGTTACACACAATTTACCGTTGTAGTATTCCATGTTTCACATCTTTATTTTTGCTCCCGTGCCGGTATCGCTCCGGGTAACGCCTTCACGTTCACGGGAAATCGCTATCTTTGCGCGTTCAACTACAAATGTTTAGCGATTATGGAAAACTATATCTGTTTCACTTTTTACCTTCGAAATCGAGCGACGCTCGAAACTGTTCGCAGGAAATTCGGAGCTCTTCTAAGGTCGTTACACCTTCGATACAGAAGTGAATCCGAGTTCCTGCCTTATCGAGACTTATCGAACCCACGTGTCCGGCCATGGCGCCTCGACTTCTCCATGTTGCCACCAGAATACCAGCAAGACAATCATTTGGAAATACTCCGACATCTGAAAGAATCATATTTGCCACGGTTAAAGGCTGCTCATCCTGAATGGGGAGACGTAGCCATTTATAGGAATCTTCACCTGTATCCAAATCTGATTCACTCAATGTCGGATTGGTGGCGATGAGATTCTCTACAGCCTCACGGTACATGCGGGCGCACCTCTGTACCCTTTCGAGGGCATCTTCCTTGTGTCGCTTCATCGTCTTATGCGTTTAACTGATTGTAAATCTTTTGTAGGGAATACAGAACATCGCCCCACGTCGCCACTGTCATGTCGTTGAATGTCGCCACAGGCTCGTGGTCGATGATGATCGTCGCGGCGTTGGTCTCCCGGTTCACCTGCAACTCCACTCGATCGCCGAAGTTTTGATACATCATTCCCCGCACGTGGTCGTGGCGTGTTTCTACATTCGGACAATAACCTTGCGGTGCCCGCTCCCCGGTATAAATCAATCCGCCTCGTTCCAGCGCAGCGGCACGGAGCATTCGATCACGTTTGCTGTTGCGCTCGTACTTTAGCGCTCGACTGAGAATCACCCTGTGAACCTTGAAAGTTTGATGCAACTCCCGGAATACAGAGCGCGGTAAAAGGATTTGCTTTCTCATAATTGCCTATTAATTGGTTATTTTCAGTATATTTGTTGCGTGGTAACATTGATTCCACTTTGCAAAGATACAGTATTCTGTATTTAAAGCAAATTTTTCGAGGACTTTTTTACAGAATTATGTATTGTATAATATGGCAAATGATATAACAAATAGATTTATAGAGATTTATAATAGCCTTATAGAGACTGGAAAAGTGTCAGACAAAAAGGCATTTGCGCAGACCATTGGGATAAGTTCTTCAATGATGACAGAGATAAGCAAAGGTCGTAGCAATGTTGGCATATCCGCAATACAGAATATTGTAAAACACTTCTCCATTAGTGCGGAGTGGTTATTGACAGGCACCGGCAATATGTTCAAAACTTACCATGCGCCATTGCTTAAAGACGACCAAACAAATGTTGCAATAGGCACACGTTCGGACAAAAACGAGGGCATCCCGTTGATCCCGATCGACGCTATGGCAGGGGCGCTCTCGGAGAACAGCCAAACGATCATGGAATATGACTGCGAGCATTACGTCATCCCCATGTTCAAGGGAGCCGAATTTCTGATTCCTGTAAAAGGTGATTCCATGCAGCCCAAGTATTACAGCGGGGATATTGTTGCCTGTAAGCGGCTACCGCTTGATACATTCTTCCAGTGGAACCGCACCTACGTGATAGACAGCGAGCAAGGGGTGCTCATCAAACGGGTAAAACAAGGCGAGGACGACGATCATATCACGTTGGTATCTGACAATCCAGAGTACGACCCGTTTTCGCTCGAAAAATCCCGTATCTACTCACTGGCTCTCGTGATCGGGGTCGTGAGAGCAGAATAACCATAAAACGACCCGAATAGGGATTTCGAGACTTTTCATAGGATTTGAGTGTAGAAAATAGACTTATATTATTAATATTCAGTGTGTTGTATTCTAATATATGGGATGTAAAACCCCGTCAAAAAATGACACTTTGGGGGTGTTTATGAACCTTATTTTTTTATTATGTGGGTGCGAACCTCAATAAAAATGTCATCCATTAGACCACCCATTAGACCATCCAATGCGTATTTTTGATATTTTGGTCTGAAATTCAGATGTACGCATTTTGCGCACCCATTTTATAAAAATTGCGTTTGAAATGCCGGTTAAACACCGCTTAAAACCTTGCGGCGGGCACATGTCGTTTTCAGTCCCGTATGCTGCAAATCCCGCCCGTATCGGTATATAGAGCCGTTCGGGCATAAAAAAAGGGCGTAAATCGCCCCGTTTTGCCTGTAAATACAAGCGCAATTCAAATCGAGTTCACCCAACCGCCGCCGGAATTAACACGAAATTCAAGCAAATGCACATTTGAATTTTGCGCCGAAATTTTGTCGCTCTCTCGTAAGTCGTTGTGTTATTGCCGCTTGTCCCTCTTTTCTCACTGCTCTACTGTGTACATCTCAATTTCATGCCCGTACTTCACCATTTATTTGATGAATGAGGCAGCCTCTATAACATACATATTCTATGAATATGGCTGAGGTCTAATCTCGTCACTTTTTGTATATAAATTTCAGACTAAAAATTATTTTTCAGTTACTGTTGCCGGTAAAGTATTTGATTGATTTTCCCGACAGTCTCCAATACCTCTTTTTCAATCCTGTCCGCCTCAATATTCACATCATCGAACAATAATCTATTTAACGGCTTGACAGCTAACCAATGAGGGTCACTTATATATCCGACTTCCTCCAAGCAGTTGAATATCTCACCTATATGTGGAATTGGCATTTTGTCGATGTCCTTTTCACCTTTATAATCCTTCGGTCTGATAGCTATGGCTTTCGTGCTTGAATTACAGGCTATTGTCAGCTGAAGTCCGTTCTGCAAATCATATCGTCGGAATTTATCATGTTTTTCATAGCACACGTATGGTGCAAAATCATGTGCAATAATAGCTTTATATAAGTCATAGATTACATTGTCAGAATGAGCGGAATTATTTTTCCGCTCATTGATGATGTTCAGCAGACTTTCATAATCACCTTTTACAAATTCTTCTTTATTATATACCTGAGTGACCACCTTTTTGATAAGGGTCCTTTCTTCCCGAAGCAATGATGCGGAAGGATGTGGAACACCGCAACAAGGTACACCATGAATATTGCCTACAACAACATTGGAATATGAATTAAACAACCTTGTATAATGAATTTCCTTGTCCACCTCCGACATGGTTCTCAGCAGGCTTTTACCACTCAGCACAATTATGAATTGTGGCTTGAGGATATCTATCAGTTCCAGGGAACACCGTATAGTCTTCATTAAAACATCTTTGTTCAATTCCTTAGCTTTGAAAGTTGCAAAAAAAGAGGCATTGGTTATAACATAAGCGTTTTCATCATCCAGCGGATTATTTCTTTCGTCAAACAACTGTCTTAGTCGTTTCCAGAAAAGCCATTTATGATGTTCAGGCCAAAAAGGATTACCTTTCATCAGATGAGATCCATTCATCAGATTACCATGCAAGCCCCATGAATTATTATTGCACTGTTCCTTATATGAGCCGCCAGAACCGGGATTAATACCAATAATCAACACTTTTGGAGATGTCATCATATTTTGTAAAGGTGACTGAGTGTAGAAAGCAGGAGCATCATCTCCCAGCCGGGCTGCTACTTCATTGTAAAATACAGTAGTCCTCTCTGCCCATTTTGCCAATGCATTATTGATTTCCATAAGCTTAATATTTACAATATATATACAAAGATATTTTATTCAGTACATAAATAAGTCATTACTATGCCATATTTAAGCTTTGATTCTAAAATATATAAGCTGCGCTTTGATTTGGCATAACTTTGATTTTTCTTTGTAGAAAAAAAGATATGACATTAAAAGAACTTCTTGACAAGGTAGAATTCGATGCCCTTTGTCCTTATCTGGAAAAGTATGAGCCAAAACATTTGGATAATATTTACGCTTTCCGTGAAGCGTATGATATACTTCGCACCCTGACTCCGTCGAAACAGGCATCAGGAGAGATTCGTATCGAATGGGAGCAGGACAATGGAGGAACAGAAGAAAAATGGATAAGCGTATGCCCTATGCACGATGCGAATTGGGAAGACGTGCTTGCCAGAGAACTTATTATAGCTCCAGACGTAAAACTACCGATGGAAGAACTTGCGATGCACTGTCTGTGGGAGATTACTTACTGGGGCTTTTCACCAGATGAGAAAGATGAGACCATAGCTGGTATGGTCAGGCACACTTGCCCCATTACCAAATATGAAATAGCATTAGACAAACTGGATGAAAGCATCTGGAGACATCAAGTACCTCGCAAGTGCAGATCACTGTCTCCGTCGGGAAAGAGGTGCAGAATCATAGCAGAAAAACATCCTTTGGCCGTTAATGTAAGGCATAACCGTTCAAAGCGCAAACGGGCTTACAGACAAGAAAGAAGGCAGGAGTTTCTGGAGAAAATGATTCAGCGAGAAAAGACTATAGCTGAACTGACAGTAAACGGTAGCAGCTTCGAGAAAAAGGATGTTACATTTTTATTTGATATTCAATATGGCACCAGATATGAATACAGGTCAGTAACATCCAATGTAGAGGGCCGTTTGGACTATATTCTCACATCCATCATAAAATACCAACAGATTGAACTAAAGAAATACAATAATGCCATCTTCTATCTGTCGGTTCCCTCCCGTTATCCATTGGCCGATCTGGAACTGGAAAACTTCAGAATAAAAATAAGGGAATTGCTGGGTTACGATAACATGCTCTTTGGAATGGCTATAACAGATAGTTCAAATATGAGAATAAAAGCTGTTTTACATCTCATCCTCGATTGAAGTTTTTTACTGAAAGTAGCTATTACTCATACCATTCCCTGAGCTTATGCAACCGTATCCTATAATATAGACGTTCCATCTTCCGTATGTAAATGTCACGTCCATAAACTGCTCTCCGGTCTTTTTGAAATCTGTCATTAACTGATGAGCATACGTCCATATAATTACCCAGCAAAGATGGTTTCACTATATCCTTTACATTGCGAATATTCATATGCTGAAGCTGGCTTTCAGTGATATGCATCCCATTCTCTTTAATGTGTTGCAACAGAAGAAGGCATATGTCAATCCATTTATTAAAGCCGAAATTTCCATTTTCATCAGCAATCAATGAATGAGAGAAATACGTCCTCATACAACGCAATTTATAATATTCCAACTCATAAAGGAAACATCCGTCATATTGAGGGGCAGTTTTTGCGGCTTCAACCAACTCATCAACCAAAGGCTGTAATCCCTCTTTAGCCCAAGCGTTGAAACGTTTTTTATGATACCACATGGCACGTTGATAAGATACTGTATCCATCAAGAGCTGTTCCTTCTCATTTTCATCTAAACATACTTGTTCTCCTTCAGAAGTAAAGACATAAGGATCCTCAGCCTCCCATAAGGCATATAGTGCAACCCACTGTTCAAATTCCCCGTCAGACTTAAGTTGCTTAGGAATGCGCATTCCTCGTTTGAGAAGTTCCTTCTTCTCTTCCTCAGACAGATGGGATACATCGGTCAAAGGATACCGATAATTAACTAATTCTAATCCAGATAATATCTTAAACTCATTCATTTGTGACAGTATTATTTTGATTATACATAAATATCCTATAAGGTATGCACTTTTTCTTAGCCAGTTCAATAATATGCTGCGTTCCTTTAGACTTACCATCCCAAAAAGCCACCAGATGTGTGGCCACCTCCATCATATCCTCGTTTCGGAGGAAGCCGGCCATGCGATGGTGCTGTTTCCAATTAGCGGGAAAAAGAATCCTTGTCAACTCAAATTCATCGGCAAAACGGATGGCAAGCGTATCTGCTCCATCGGCCATTCCTGAAATGATTTTTATATCAGAATCCCCACAGAAATCCTCCATCCATAACAAATTTCCGAGGCTTTCCCTCATAAACTCATAATCGGTGAAATCACGTCCCCCAGCCACTATTACCTTGGCTGCCTCCCTATAACTTTTACGATACAGGTCTTTCATTACTTCTGCAATTGATTGTTCATTTTTTTCCATCATAATTAGTTTTATTACGAGCACTGTTGGTAAGACATACATCTACGAAGAAATCATCCATTCGCAGCAAATCCGGTATGGAATAATCCTTATGGGTACAAATATCATGCACCGCATGGCAAACACAGACTGAATCCAGCTCAGGCCTCATGAGGCATCCTTCCGCCCATGTCTCTCCATCGTCCAAAGTATTTACACAGCCCAATTCTTCTTCTGTCATTGAGGGAACAAATTCCGGACTGTATGAAACAATTGCACTTTCTATCTCTACCACCCGATGTCTGCTTTTCTCCATCAAAAGACTTACTAATTCTATCATATAGTCAAAATCAGACTGGTATATCCTATCCTCCTCATATTTCAACACCGAGTTGCTGTCATTGTACGAATAAACCAGCTTGCCTTCCACATCACAATCCTCACCATCGAGGTACATGCTCATATTGGCCAACGACATGCGGTACATCTGAGCAGTACGATGATACATCCGGTTAGTCAAATCCAGAAGTCGGTTGTTCTGGCTTACAAAAATCTCCATCTCATGAGCAGTGGCTTGGAACATTTTGTCCAAAACAAGTTTTCTACTCATGACAAGACTCTCCACAGTCCTCATTTCATGCTCGCTGACGTGACGCAGATAGAAGTCCATCGGGTCAGTGCCGACCCGTAACTTGACAGCACTCTCAACATTCCGTAATATGCCCTGCAACCTATAGATATCCGATTCACTGAGAACTGTATCTACGAAATCTCTTGAAGATAAATCCATTTTTGAAATGTTTTAAAGATTACTCTACAAAATTGATTCAAAGCTACGCCGGATTATAGCAGAACATTCCTTTTTTTATCAAAAAAAATAAACCTACGCAATGTTTTTGCATAGGTTTTGAGTAACTTCGCCATAAATAAAACCAAGAATCGTATGGCACAGAGCTTATTAAGTAAATACGTTTGGATTATAGATACCATTTATAAGGCTGACAGAATCTCTTTTAAGGAACTCAACAGCAGATGGCTTGACAGTGAGATCAGTGAGGGAGTGGAAATTCCCAAACGCACGTTCGACAACTGGAGATATGCCATCCAGGATATGTTCGGACTATTCATTGAGAATGAAGGCAAGGGTAAGTACCGCTACTATATTATGAATAAGGAGGACATCAGCAAGAATGGTCTCCGTTCATGGATTTACAATACCTTTTGTGTGAGCAACGCACTGGCTGAGAGTCAAAGCATAAAAGACAGAATTTTACTGGAATACGTCCCTTCGGGCCAAGAATACCTTCAGGAAATTATTGAAGCGATGAAATCAAATCAGATTCTCAATATAACATACCACAGTTATTGGAAAGACGAAGAAAACAATTTTGATGTAGAACCTTTTTGTGTAAAGCTTTTTCGTCAGCGATGGTATCTGGTGGCACGCAGTACCTATACCTATTATCACGAACAGGGGCCAAGAATCTATTGCCTTGACCGTATTACTTATCTGCATAAGAAAGAGGAAACATTTAAGATGCCTGAAGGTTGGTCGGCTGAAGAGTTTTTCGACGGATGCTTCGGCATCATAGCAGACAATAACATTCCAAAGGAGTACGTAAAATTAAAGGTCAGTGCCGGACAGGCAAACTATCTGCGCGACCTGAAACTACATGAGTCACAAGAGGAAACGGAAAGCAATGAAGAATACAGTATATTCACTTACTACCTCCGTCCGACTTTTGATTTTCAGCAGGAGTTGCTTTGGAACGGAGAAGATCTGGAAGTACTTGCGCCAACATGGCTGCGTAAAGAACTGGCAGGAAAGATTAAAAGAATGTGGAACAAATATAATATCAGCGAATGAAGGATTTTGCAGCAATAGATTTTGAGACTGCCAACAACCAACGCTCATCAGTATGTTCCGTTGGCTTAGTGATAGTACGGGACGGAGAGATAACAGACACTTTCTACTCACTGATAAACCCGGAACCAAATTATTATAATTACTGGTGCTCTCAGGTACATGGACTTACACGTAAAGATACTGATAATGCCCCTGTCTTCCCTGAAGTGTGGCGGCAGATAGAAGCTCTCATAGAAGGCTTACCATTGGTAGCCCACAACCGTCCTTTTGATGAAGGATGCCTGAAATCTGTGTTTCGGGTATATCAGATGGATTATCCAGGCTATGAGTTTTATGATACACTCAGTGCTTCACGCAGGGCTCTACCTGATTTGCCCAATCACCAGCTCCATACTGTAGCCGAAGCTTGCGGATACCAACTGAAGAACCATCATCATGCCCTTGCCGATGCCGAAGCTTGTGCCTGGATTGCGAGGAAAATATTGTAGCCAGAAGGACAGTAACATGACTATGTATGGTTATTTTTAGCATCCCTTGTCTCATCTATTTATAGAATTATCTAATTATAAAAGAAAATGGCAACACTTTTCAAAACACTTAAAGAATATCTATACCCAGACAATGGTCCAAAGAAATTTGTAATACCAAATTATCAAAGAGGATATAAATGGTCTGTCAGGCATACTAAAGAACAGACCTCAGTGGAATTTTTGGTAGAAGGATTGAAATCTGCATATATGAATCGTAATGCTCAACAATTCTTTCTCCAAGGTGTTACTGTAGTTGAAGATGGTGACCAAGTAATATTAATTGATGGTCAGCAGCGCACTACCACATTGTATCTTTTGCTTTATTGTTTAGGACGAGAGAATATATCAGGCAACAGAAATATTGAATTGGACTACAGCATCAGGAAAAATTCTCAGAACTTTTTGAATAATCTTAAAAAAGAAGAGTTTGACTATCAATCAGAAGATCCACAGAATCAGAATCAGGATATATATTATTTCAAGGAAGCAATAAAACAGATTCAAAATCTTTTACATTCAATAAACAATTTGAACCGCAAAGATTTTGTCAACTTCCTTCTGAATAATATCAGCATGCTCTACATCGTAGTAGATCAAGATAAAGCAGTCAGAACTTTTACTATGATGAATGGACAAAAAGCCAAAATGCACGATGAAGAACTCGTGAAGGCTGAAATGCTTCACATAGTTTCTCTCTCAGACAAACTCTCAGACCTCCCTACTATCAAGACATTAGAAGACACTTTCTTTATATTAAAGGAAATAACTGCTACAGAGTGGGAAAACAGTGCATTGCGAAGTAAATATGCCCGTGAATGGGATAAATGGCTCTACTGGTGGAACAAGAAAGAAGTGAAAGACTATTTTAATACACAGAAACCTATGGGACTGCTGTTGGAATATTATTTCAAAAAACAAAGAAACAGAGAGGCGTTTTCATTCCAAAATTTCAAGAAATTATTACCAGACAATAAAAAAAAGCAGGCAAAGGATGTTTTTAAAGGATTGAGAGACTTACAAAAAGATTTTGAAGATATATACAATGACCCTATTACATATAACTACCTGAAATGCGCCCTGATTGGTTCAAGTAGCGATGCTGAAGACAAATTCAATGTAATCATGTATTTTATTGACAACAAGAGAAACAGAGAATCCATGATGGAATATGCCAAATGGCGCCTACTTGGCTCCACACACATCGAGATAACAGAAAAATATACTAAAAACATTACCTCTAAAGACGAACAAATTGATAATGCCAGGAAACGTAAAGAAAGAGCCGTGCGCATGATAGAGGATCTGTCAAAAGCAAAAGTATACAATGTATATGATGATATACTCTACAAGCAATTGCTCAGACTGAATGTTGAAGAATATAACAAACTCAATGGAGGTAATGGTCTGAAATTTGACTTTTCCATTTGGGACAACAAGTCTCTGGAACATATTTATCCGAAATCCAAATTCTATCATACAGATATAGCTGAGGATGGAAGTATCCGGTACATCAGAGGAGATGGTGAAGAAATATCAAAAGATGAAGCGACAGAACTCCTCGATTCCAATAAAGTATTTTCAGCCCCCGAAAGATACAGCGAACACTGCATCGGTAACCTCGTACTCCTTTACGGTCGTAACAACTCCGAATTCGGCAACCTCCCGTTTGAGGAAAAGAAAGCCAAATTCTTCAATAATGAACGAAGTTTTGATAGCAGGAATCTTCTTCATACCATCGCTTCTTTTGCCATGAGTAAATGGGGACCTGCTCAAATAGAGGAAGCTTCAGAGAAAATAATAAGAATTTTAGTAAACAATTACAATATAGAATTAGATGAACAACAATAAATTCACAAGTGGAAATGAATATTGTATCCGTGAACTATTTGGAGATAATACAAAAATTATTATTCCTGACCTGCAACGAGACTATTGTTGGGGAGACAATGCCTATGTAGTTTCTTCTGATAAGAAACCACGTGAACTGGTATCAGGATTCATCAATAATATAGTAGAACTATATAATGAAAATAAAGAACTCAAGACAACACTTGGTCTTATCTATGGCTATGAGCAGCCACACAATCATATCCAGATATGTGATGGTCAGCAACGCCTTACCACTCTTTTCCTCTTACTTGGCTACATCAACATAAAGACCGAAAGTAAATTCAGTAATTATATTATCTCTAAAGAAGAGATGAATGACGATTATGAGCCGCACTTACAATATGCCATTCGTGAGAGCACACTGTATTTTCTAAGCGACCTGTCAAAGAATATCTTCATTGAGAGGAAAACTAATATTAGTGACATTAAACAGGCTAGCTGGTATTTCAATGAATACGAACAAGATGCATCCATTCAGAGCATGATTGCAGCCTTGGCAACCATCGATAAATACTTTGAAAATCTGGAATTGGACTATGAGTCGTTAGGAAATTTTATTATCAATAACCTGCAAGTACTCTACTACGATATGGAGAACCGGTCACGTGGAGAAGAAACCTATGTCATCATAAATACAACAGGGGAACCTCTATCTGCATCAGAAAACATAAAACCTATTTTATTAGGTAAACTGCCCAAGGAACAGATAACCAAGTACTCAAATCAATGGGAAGAACGGGAAGATTGGTTTTGGCAAAACAAAGGTAAAGACATGACTGCCGACATCGGTATGCAGGAGTTTTTTGTATGGTATTGGCAAATTGGACTTATACAGGAAAACAGTTGGATTGGAGAAAATAAAATTCCTCTCAACCCTAAAGACTTATTCCTTAATGCTCCTAAAAGACTAACAGAGAATGTCAATGAAGTGAAACTTAGTATCGCGAATTATACTAAATTCAAAAATCTTGATAATCTGAATAAATATTTCAGAGGTTTACAGAAACTGGTAGAAGAAATTTGTAATAGTACAAAACTACAACAACTGTTGCTGTCCATGAGTCAGAAGAAAGCCCATACTATATTAGATAATAAACCGGCTGTATGGAATTGGTTAAGACATGCTGAACTCGACATTATTCTACCATTGATAACTCTTGTCACTGAACATGGATGTAAGATGCTTTACCCTTTCATGCGCCGACTCAGGAAAAATCGTTATGACAGTATATGGGGAAAAAACGGAACTGAACAATCGCGACGTGGAAAAAACTACATAGACTGGAGATACCTTGTTCAAATTATCAATCAAACCACTGATGACAACCTGTTGACTGTAGATACAAACACGCTAAATATAAGTAAAATTCCAAATGTCAATTTACCAGAATGGTATAATGATGACGAACAAAAGAAAGATCTGCTAAAGAAAATGCCTGATAGTCAAGTGCCATCGATAGATGAAATGGAAGACAATGAATTCCTCATGGGCGATTTAACTCCTCTGTGGCAAACAGAAATGGAAGGTAAAGAATTGATTATAGAAACTATTTTAAAAAAATGGAATCTCTTAAAGGAAATCTGTAATTCATTGGATAATAAAAGTGCTGTTGCCGATGCCCAATTCTCAAATTGGTTCAGATTGTACAGATTGGTTTCTGGCATGATTAATTTACATCATATTGATTATTGTAGTTGGAATTTTGAAGGATGTTATTACTCTATGAAACCTGACACACCATGGTGGATAGAATGTAAGGAAATAGGTAATCTTATGGAATGTGAGACCCCTCTATATTATATGAAAGAATATATAAAGGATAAGATAAAATCGTTTATTCATGAGCCTTCGGATTATAAAGAACTAGTAATCAGCTGGATGACAATTAAAACTATTCAGGCTGATAAGGGAAACTATCTTATAAACCTTTGGAATGATAGAGCCATATCTGCATTTCTAAATCTGGAAAAGAATTATATCATCCCTATGAAAACATTTCACTGGGGTAATGTGCTTTGTGGTTATTCTTACAGCTATACCATATACCCTGCACGTGATCAGAACAATTGGGAAAAGATATCAAATCTGGATTCACCAATAACTTCATTAGCATTCATTTCAAACTACTATAACCGTGCTGATAACGTGATAGATATGGAAACCATTTCTAAAGGGGATAATGAGATAAAATCCTTGATTGAAAGTTATTTATTACAGAACGACTAAAGCATTCTTCATCTAATCAATTAATTGACAACTAACTTGATAGAATTATTATATTACATACAAGAAAGGAAACACCACCATTTGCAATCGCCTGATTGAAGGAGGTGTTTTCCTTTGTAGCTATAAAAGACACTTTACATTATGGGAGAGCATATAATTAATGCCTTCAGCATCTTATCATTATTCGGAAAGCCAACTAATGAACTTTTAGCATTACTATTTTGGCAAAATATAGTATCTCAATATCATAAACAAATAATATTAGATGCAACAGGACAAAAGTTTTATATAAAAAGGACATAGAAGTATGATTCTTTGGAAATTTACAACCCAAGGAAGTATCACACTAATGGCATACACATAAAAACAATAGAATTCATTACTCCCCTTAAATAATCTTCATGTTATATATAAATTAGCATATTCCTTTATGGCTAAATATGGTATAGATTAAAAAACAAATCACATTACATCAGGGAATCATAATTTTTTAGTCGAAAATATCAAATGATAATTCACTGAGGGTGTGTCGAAACTAAAATGACTACTCCTCAAAGTTACAGATTATAATATTTAAAAGGGTCGTATCAAACTCTGTATTGAGTAATGATACGGCCCTTTCTTTAGTCTTTTAGAATGCTCAAATTTCAAATCATAAGTTCATATTTTCAAAAAAAAGTTTTGGCACCCTCAATGTCTTTATAAAAGTCTTATGACTTTTATAATAAGGATTTATCATTCAGTAATCATGACCACCGTAAAACGGTTCGAGTCATTAGCCTTGTATTTATCTATTCCGCCAAGGCTGTGCAGAAGTATAAGACTTTCGGGTACCCCTCTATCCACAAGCATTTGAGCAATATATCTGGCACGACGCTGGGCAAGTTCCAGATTGATGGACTGTGTACCAGTGGCACTGTCAGCTGCTCCGGATATGGCCACTTTTAAATTATGAGCCTTGGATATTTTTGCGATGTCATCAAGGTTCACAATCTGGGATTCATCTACAAGCCTGTCAGAATTTAGCTGGAAGAAGAAGTATACTGGTATACCCACTGTAATCTTGGAATGACCTGAATTTACTATTGAGTCCAGTGCATTATTATTTGCAGACATAAGATCATCAGATACATTCTTACCGGCAGACAAAAGCGAATCCAAGTGGCAGTTTCCAGTCTGTACATGCGTATCTATAAAACCGACTTTTTCATCATCATCCAAGTTTTCAGCCATACCGTCATTCCCTGATTTGCTTTCAGAAGCATCTGACTTCTTCCCCGACAATCGTGCTCTTAGCGAATTAAGCCCACTATAGTTATTCTTGGGATAGACAGCATGTACATCTTTCTCACCTGACAATTTTTTCTGCAATCGTATATTCTCATCCTTCATATAGGAAATGTAATCCTTGAGATAAGCATTCTGCTCGATATAAGGTGTAGCATCAACTACACGCTTCCATCCAGCCTTTCCTAATGTGATGGAGAGACCGGCTGAGACCGTAAGCATATTATCCTTGAATTTTATAGAGCTACCCATATTGTCAAAGTTCTGGGCTGTAGTCAGTCCGCTGACACCAGCAACAAGTTTTACCCTGTTGCCAATTCTATAACCTATCTCCAGTCCATAGGTAAAGGCGAACGGACGGCTGCCATCTGAACCACTGCCACATGAGCAAGGATCAGACCAGTCCGCATTATGAATCATACCCACTCCCACATAAGGAACAATATCCCAAAGAGAGAGTCCGTACTCATTCTGACGGAGTCCGGAAGTCAGATTGTACATCAGGTCTGCATGACAGAACTGATACTTCATGGATTTGAACTCAGCGTTCTTGAACGTCAGTCCCTGGAAACCTACACGTCCACCGATTGCGGGTGTGAACCACTTTCCAACACCTACCTTCAAGGCAGGTGTTATCCGGTCGAACACATCACCGCAACCAATGGGTGATCCGAGAAAAGCTGAAGCCCCGCCCTTAATTTCTATAAACCAATTTCTACCCCAGTTGGCTGCTTCGCTTACATTCTTCAGATATGTAGGATTCATAGGCAAGAGCATCTGCTCCTGACTGAAAGTATTTTGCTTATAAATGCTGTCAGTATTGTGATGGATGTTACTTGCAGAGACTGTCATTGCAGCAAGACATCCAGTTAAAAGCATAAGAATATTCTTTCTCATATAGTTTATACTTTAATAGTCGTTGATACTGTCATAAGCCAACAGGCTTACCATTACATTCTCTTCTTCCGTTTGACAGATGGCGCACACATCTTGCGTGCCATTGCCAGACACCTACGTGCCCACTCACGGTCATCATCTTCCGGCCGCCTTCCCCAACCAGTGGAGGGGCCACCGCCACCTCCGTGAGTCTGGGCAATGGTCGTAGCATCGTCCACATAACCGCACACAAGGTTCAAGGCAACCATGACAACATGATTTCCCTGTTCTGCCAGTTGGCAGATCAGTGTATCGTCAAACAAGGATTTTGTTTCCTCCGGCAGATGGTGATAGCGGGATGTGAACTCCTGTGACATTGTGTCAAGCATTGCACCGTTCAAGTGATAGCTCATGTTATGAGCCCATGAAAGTTCAGACTGATTGGCCTTGTCTTCCAGTTCCCTGGCTTGCTGCTCGATGTCAGCCTTATCTTCACGAAGAGCTTCAAGCAACCGGTTAGTCTCATCAAGTTTCTTTTCCTTGTCTGCCAGTTTAGCTTCAACCTGAGCCTTCTGGTATTCGAGACTTTGAATCTTGCGTGCAATCTCTGCACTGATACTCTCGCTGTTGGCCTGCATTTCCCGAAGAGGACGAAGTTCATCTTCAAGACGGTCTTTCTCCGTCTTCAGATTATCAATCATGGTCGTAAATGACTTCTGTTTCTTCTGGGCTATTGCCAGTTCCTCGTTCAGAGACTTAAGCAACTTCCTGTTGTTCTCCAACTGGGCTTCAAGTGTCACACAGGCATTGGCCAGCCATCGTCGGTATTCCTCAGTAGAGCGATGCCTCGCACCAGATTCTACAACCGACACCCCTCTTGTAAGGCCCCATTTTTCATTGACCTTCGCAAGCTCGTCGTGCAGGGCAAGCATATAATTCTTAAACTCCAGACGGTTCTGTCCATGGAAAATCTGCTTGAAAGCAAACTTGCCGTTCTGGTCTATCGGTAGTAGAGCACAGTGAACATGCGGGTTCTTCTCGTCACAGTGAACTATAAAGGAAATGATGTTTTCCTCTCCATATTTATCTGCCACGAAGCGATAAATGTCACGTGCCCATTCTTCTATTTCCGGCATACGCCTTACATGTTCGTTACCTCCTTTGCTCTCAAAGTCAACTACCTGATTGCCGAAGGCCAGCTCACGCATACGGTCGGTTGAGCCTCCGAATATGAAGTTGACCACTGTCCGGAAACGTGGCTCGGCTAGTCCTTCATTCGGATCCTTGATGCCACGTGACGCAAGGTTTTCTGCCATGCGTTTTGTCAGCGGACGCTTCTTATCTATCGGTGTGACTATGCCACCTTTTTGTACCTCGAAATTAAGATGTTCACGGCTACGGTCATAGTTACCCTCACGCATAGCCTGCTCCCATCCTTTATCCGTCCAGGCACGTAACTCCTCATTGCTCGTCTGTGAGAGCCCTTTGGAAGTCTTTATATCCATGACTTGTTTTGATGTAGTACCCATAATGACAATTTTATTTTTTGCGTTATTCTGAGCCTTTTTTCAGTCTCCTTTGCGGTCATACGCACACTTAGAAAACTGACCCAGCTTGCTGTTTATCTGGTCAGCCCTCCCGCCGCTTCATAGCGGTCGGGGTATTAGGCTTCCCGAGACTGTAAAAAAGTGGCACGTGCAAGCACGCTGCCTGTCGTTGCATCTATCCGTTAGCGGGACAAAGACGAAGTGTATAAAAGCGTATGACATGCCGTGCATCGTTAATAAGGCGTTTAATCCGTTCCGTTTTCAATAGAGGAAGTGCCCCCAGGCTTATCATCCGTTCTGTCCTCTACGGGGCTTAAATCAGGTCGAGGAGGGTCATCATAATAAAATGTTCCCGGGTCAGATACGTAGTATTCAAATATGCAGTCAAGGAGAATAACTTCTGCTTTCGTATAACGGGATACGGGTTCTGCCATATAACCCGGCTTTCTGTTTTCACGTATGGCCACAGCCAGAATGCCAAGGATTTCTATTACTTTCTGCCAGTCCCATACATGGTCTTTTCCAAAGAGAAGGCCGATGGAATCCGACAGTTCTTCAGGCATTTCCTTCTCCATTTTCAAGACCTGAAATATGGACTTTGCCAGCGAGTCAAATACTTGACCCTGCTGTTTGAGAACATGTCGGGCAGGTCTGCCTCCGTCGTTCTCCGTTACCGCCAATTCCATAACCTTGTTGAAATAACAATTATATGATTGGGCCACCTGACCGGCAGTGTTGCGTCCTTTAATGAACCGTACAAACTGAAGTGCGTTGAAGTCCAATATATCAGACGGTGTCTCAACAAAGAGAGAAAGGCGTTGTTCCTGGCTTACGGAAAACACATAGCTTTTTGAGAATTGCTCCATGGTTAGATGGCCCAGGTTGGCAAGACCGGTCAGGAACTGACGGACTGTAGCACGTTGCCATTGCCACTTCCTTGCAAGTTCAGATATGGTGGCAATAAACTGGCCGGGAAGTAATTTCAGATTTCCTACTACAACGGATGTGGAATATGTTCCTGATGTCGCTCTGGTGAGCAGATCACAATAGGCTTCCAGTTTGCTGTAACGGTCCTCTGATTTAGGCTTCAGATACTCCAACAGGGAGCGGTCTATGCCCTGTGGGTCATTCAATTCAGGAGAAGAATTGTTTTTATTGTTAGTCATTTGCGTCATTTTTAGATTACATTTAAAAAGTGGGAAAAAAGCAAGCAAGGAATATATATTCCACATGTAAGTGGCATTAATAGTAGTTCTTCATTATCCAGTCCATCTGGCTTTTAAAACTGTCGCAGTCTTCAAGTACGCTTTTCTGCTGAAGGACTCTTTCAGACGGATAAAAGACAGCTGCCACACTTAGCAGGAAAAAAAGCTGAAACACACTGTTCATATAAGGGGTGGCATAACATACCACTGCTATCAGGAGTGTGATAAGCCAAAACCGTTTCCTTTCATGCAGAATATGAAGGGTACTATCGGCAATCCTTCTGTTCAAAAGTGCCAGCGTCAGGATGCTTGACAGTCCAACTGCCAGATTGGGCTCTGTCATACAACAGCACCAGTTGATGAAGATGAGTGTAAGCATCATAATACTTAAATAAAATTTTCTTGCACTGTCAAATACTACCATCCTCCACATGAAGCTTTGCATGCAGCGGTACGGTTTTTTATATAAGCAAAAAAATGCCAGAAGTAGCAGGAACGGGAACAAAAAACGGATGATGGTTAATGTATGTATCATAGTGAATTCATTTAGTTATTTGTATTCTCAACGTGTTCCTGCTCTTTTCTCTGGATTGACTCCAACCGTTCAGCTATGCGCCTGTTCAACCGGACATTATAGCTGAACGATTTCTGGTCAATAGTGGGGTCTTTTGAAAGTTCTTCATCCGTTTCGATGAGAAGATTCAGATAAGAATCCAAATTGGAATCGTGATTCCTTTTCTCATCTCCTATGGCATAATCATCAGTCAATGAAGTCACCTTGTCCAACGTATCAGGGTCAATATCATCGGCCAGGTCATAGGCCCTTTTAATGCTTCTCATAACCATCAGGCAAGAGAATATGAGGAAACACAGTATAGCCTTGATTATTATATTCAGGTCAAATACCATCATCGCCAGTACAGCCAGCAGGATGACTGTAAAATAAAAAACATAAATTTTCCTGTTAGTATTCATAATCGTCAAGTTCAAGTTTTATTATACCGAAAGAAGCTTTCTCTATAATGTATTCGACATCACGCAAAGTGAGCGCATCATGCTTAATCCGTTCAGAGGCTGAAGGGTCTTTTTTGCAGAGAGCCAACAGACCCATGTTCAAATCGTATTCATTGATGTTCCAGGTACAGGACCTCTTGAAACAGTAATGTTCCCTGTAGCTTTTCAAAGTGATAGCTTTAAACAGCAGCGGCTTCAGCATTCCATCCTGAAGTATTCGCATCTCTACCAGTTTTTCTGTACCGATAACCTTTATCCATGTCCTGTTTTTCTGTATGATGTCTGCAATGAGGTAATACGTTTTCCTGTTCATTCAAAGTCCGCAGTTGAAGTCATTCATTATCTGGACATGCTCTCGCTTTTCTATGAATTTTCCACGACGTTCATGTAGTCGCAAATCTTCAAAAATGTCAGCAGACATAACCTCAATGGAATTGTAGATGGTAACATATAACTCATGGATAAGACCGTCCGTATGTGTCTTGCAGTTTATCTTGAACATACGTTCCGTCACCGGATAACAGTAGGCGCAGCATTCATGTCCGTATGCGGTAGCGGATGATGGCACTATGTGGTAAAGAATGGCAAGATCCGCATTCATCTCAAACATGTCCAAAACCTTTTCGAGAGGCTGAGGTTCGTGTACTTCATAAGGAAGTACGGCATAATCTTCGTAAGTCTTGATTTCCCCAAGCCAGTAATTATCAATAATGGCTGGCAACAATATGGGACCGGATGATCTGAATTTTAAAATAGCTTCCTGTAACATGATATTTATATGATTAGATGGTTGATATGTATAATCGAATTAGCTGATTCGGTATTTTTGTGGTCACATCCCGATCGATTAAGTGTTTGCTGTCTAATCTGGAAATGATAGCCGGATAATCCTTTGCCATATCCGTCATAAGCCGAATCTGTTCCGGTGTCAGCATTGTTATGGCAAGGGCATCTATCGAGAGATAAGGTTGTAACATCATCCACAAGTAAGCATTGGCATATTGCGAATCCTTTACTATACCACGTTTCAGTTTCTCATGACAGACTTTGGCATTCAGAAGCAGACGGCGGCCTGTCCTCATGGACATATAGGTAATAGTTTCATCAGCCTTGATTTTACCATTTGATGCTTCCTTATAAATGCTGTCACAAATATTGGCCGTCATATCAGTAATATCCGCCATACCCAAAGCTGAGCACTCGTCAATGGAAGCAAGAAAGCTTCGGAAGAAGAAGTCTTCCATACGGATAAATCGAAGAAGCGCATCTTCTGAGTGTACCCCATGTAATTTATATGAAAGCAGAAACTCTGAGTAATCGGCAAGTAAGTCTCTAATATTCCCGGTATATACAGGAATGCTATCCAATGAGGAAAAGAATACTGTTGCATGTCGCTTTAATGAGTCAAGTTCCTTATCCTGACCATAGATAGAAGTATGAAGTTTGACATATGCCACATCGCTTAGAGTAAAGTTGTCCGCAAGCTCCATCAACCTCGTGCGAATGGAATCCGTTATACTGTCAAACCTCATGGTCAGACCGGCATGAGCCGTAAACGAAGGGTCTTTCTGAATAAATTTGTAGACTGTGTCTGAGCATTCATACCACAGATTGATAAATGAGGCAAGTTGCTCGGCATTGCACGTTTCCTGTGATCTGACAGTCTTATAAAGATTATCGTATTCATTCAGAGCTTCATCAGAGGACTCAAAATCATATTTCTCATGATTGTTGCATGAGTAAAACAAGAGTACAGAGCATAAAAAAATCAAGTGAAAGATTAAACTCATTTGAGTATTTTTTCTTTCACTTGATTTACTTTCTTTCACTTGTTTTCCTGAACCTGCGTCAGACATACCAATCAAACCGCTACTACAGTGATTCTTACCGATTAAATTTCTATATATCATTGGCATAATTTTGTTTGTTATGTGGCAAATGTATAGATAAAATTCCACATTGTCAGTATAAAATATTCAGTTTATACTAATTTATATTTCATACTCATAATAGTATGATTTATAATACATATCTATTGATAATAAGAAGTTGTTAAAAAAGAAGTCGATTATAAAATCTGTCATATCAGTATGATTACCAATATGAATATAATTTATACCTTTGCATCAGAGTCGTGTTCATTATACTCTTGGAGAATTATCATACTATATATTTTTCAAGACAAGATAAGACATCTATTTGATTATCAGTCAAAACCTTTATAATATGGCAAAGATAGGTTACATTATGGCAATATCCCAGTATGACAAACTGGAAGAAGACAGGGAGTGGATGAATAACTTCGGATGTATACGCATTGTAGAGGAGTGCGATGAGAACGAACGCAACAGGCCGCTTTGGAAGCAACTCATGGTTGCCCTGCAAAGGGGGGATGAACTTGTTATCCCCAAATTTTCAAATGCCATCCGTGGCAGTCGGGAACTGGCTACTTTCCTGGAATTTTGCCGGGTAAAAGCTATTCGCGTCATAAGCATACACGACCGGATTGATTCCAAGAACCAGCTTTTCCCTGAAACCAAGCCATCGGATGTGCTGGAAATGATGGGTGCCTTACCTGAAGAAGTACTTGCTTTGAGAAAGACTGCCGAGCATATGGTGAACCTGCAGGCGAAGATGATTGCATCATTACCGAAGGTTTCTTCCACAAAATTACAAAAGCTCGACAGAGAAAAGACAGTTATCAATCTGTATGCAGCCGGTCATCCTATAGATGAGATATGGAGAGCAAGCGGCTTCAAAAGCAGAAGTTCTGTGTTCCGTATTCTGAACAAGCATGGCATCAAACTCAATAGAGGAAACCATTCCGGACCTATCAAAAAGAAAAATGAAGAGGATACATCGAAAGATATGGATAAAAGCTGACTATAATGAAAAAGATACTTTTCCTTCACGGATTCTTTGCCACAGGAAGTTGTCCGATGGCAGTTGCTCTGAAAGAAGCATTTGAAAATCATGCCTCCGTCTTAACGCCAGACCTTCCGCTTCATCCCAAGGAGGCATTAAAACAGGTACGCTCAATCATTGAACAGGAATCGCCCGACCTGCTGCTGGGTAACAGCTGCGGATCTTTTCTTGCGCAGATGCTCGCCCCGATAGTCGGCATCCCGGCATTGCTTGGCAATCCGCACTTTGAGATGACGAAATTCTTGAAAGAAAGAATCGGTGAGCATCAGTACAAAGCCCCACGCAAGGACGGCAATCAGACGTTTATCATAGATGAAGCTTTAATCGAAGAGTTTGCCAAACTCGAAAAGATTCAGTTTGACTGCTGTAATCCGTATTACAGAGACCGTGTCTGGGGACTATTCGGCGAACAGGACAGACTGGCTCACTATGAGCCCATGTTCCTGGAGCATTACAACAATTCCCATCATTTCCCGGGTGCGCATACTCCCACAGAACAGGAAGTGAAGACCTGGTATGCGCCCTTGGCCATGAAGATGCTGATGGAGTTTCCTAAAAAAGAAGAAAGATATTTCCGTCATTTCAAGGGTGGTACCTATAAATATATCCATTCCGCTTTTGACAGTGAAACTCAGGAGCGGATGGTTGTATATCAGGCTCTCTATGGAGAGAAATCTTATTGGGTCAGACCGGAAAAGATGTTTTTCGAGACTATAGAAAGGGACGGAAGACGCTTTTCAAGGTTTACGGAAATAGACATCTGAGTGTTTAAGGTTTATCCGCATAGCAGCTATAACCGTAAGACTGCAACGAGTAAAGGAACAGAAGACCATCCCTGTGGCTCCTGTTCCTTTGTTCTTATCACTCAATTTCCGACGTAATGAAATCAATGTGACCGGCAAATATATCATCGGCATCAATCTCATGTTCATTGCCCCGGTCGTTTTTCTCATCTCCTATGATGGTTATTCTTCCATCATTGCTAACCCTCACTGCAAGGATTACCACATCACAAGGCTCATCATAGTCATACGCTGCCACTATCGGGCAATCACCCTCAAAGTGCCATTCATAGCCATCGGCAACCTTCTCACCATATTGGCGAATTGCAGAAACGAGCTCTTCCTGTTCGCGATGCTTTACCTCCTGCACGCTATCATAGATTGAAAAATTCTTCAACCTGGTATCCCTTTGTTCATGTACCTCCTTGCCATTCTCTTCATCTATGCCAAATTCATGAAACTGCACCGGAACATAATCTGCAGGAACTGCCATCCATGAAATGTTATTCAAGGAGTAGTCGTGCTCTACAAGGAAAAGTTCAACGTCCTCTCCAACCATATTCTCCGGAACGTTCAAAACATCGATGCGGACATTTGCGCAATCCACAACAATAATCTTCATAGCTGTCCAATTTTTAAGTTATACATTAGTTTTCATCATAAAGTCTTGACAAGAAAGACTGAAGTTCTTTATCCTTTACCTCTCTGAGGGCACAAGATTTGAAACTCCTATCCTGTTCTATCTTCAATAAGCCGAGTCCGTACTTACTCGCATCATAAGTGACATCGGCCATTTCAGATGCTGACATGTAGCCGTACTCTGTTTCATGTAGACCGACCACTATACCATATAGGGTGAAGTCATCTCCTTCGGGCTGTCCTTCCATAATATACCAACGGATATTGCCAAGGTGAAACACTGCGATGCAAAGCGCATCCTTTCCTTTTGCGTCCTGTGAATACAGGGGATAATCACTCAGAGCCTCTCTCAGTTCTGGAGTTACCAGACGATTGTTGAATTTTGTTACTGTCATAATATCTGAATTATTTATTTCCCTTTTGTTACAGCCTTTCAGCTGTGTGTCGGGAAGATTTTTCTGCATCAGAAGTTTGGAGAAGGCAAATAAGGCAAGAATGGCATGAAGAATACTCTTTAAGTGCCTGTCACTTAAAGGAAGATTGTTCACAAGACACGTCTTGCAGTTTGACAGATCCAAGATAACTTCGCTGAAAAATTTTCCTCTGACACGACAGCGGATGTGCTTAAAGGCAGACATATAACAGGTGAAAATCACTCCGGGACTGCATGTAAGAGTGAGATATGGGCTGTATATAACTGATAAGCAATAACAATATTAAGGAATTTTTGGAGGATTCTCGTTATCTTTGTATCGTTTTCCGGAAATATAATGAGTACAGAGCCATTACGACAATATATAGCCATAGATCTGAAATCATTCTATGCTTCAGTAGAATGTGTTGAACGGGGATTGGATCCACTCGACACATGCCTTGTCGTGGCTGATGCTTCACGAACGGAAAAGACCATCTGCCTGGCTGTTTCGCCGGCATTAAAGAAGTATGGTACCGGAGGTCGTCCTCGCTTATTCGAGGTGATTGAGAAAGTACGTGTGGCAAACAGGCAGCGAGGTAACAGTGGAAAATCCTACTCGAAGAAGGAGCTGGACAGCAATAAAAGTCTGGCCATAGACTATGTGGTGGCTCCTCCCCACATGGCTCACTACATAGAATACAGTACAAGAATCTACGACATCTACCTGAAATATATAAGTCCGGATGACATCCACGTGTATTCCATCGACGAGGTCTTCATCGATGCTACCACCTATCTCGCGACTTACAGGATGACTGCTCATGAGCTGGCAATGAAGATGATCCGTCATGTCCTTTCGGATACAGGCATTACAGCTACGGCAGGAATCGGTACCAACATGTATCTGTGCAAGGTAGCCATGGATATTGTGGCCAAGAAGATGCCACCCGATGAAAACGGTGTACGCATTGCCGAACTTGACGAAATGACTTATCGCAAATTGCTTTGGGAACACACTCCTCTCACAGATTTCTGGCGTGTAGGCAAAGGTATTGCCAACCGGCTTGCCCAGTACAATATCCTGACGATGGGTGATGTAGCCAGATGCTCTATAGAACATGAAGGATTCCTGTACCAGATGTTTGGAGTCAATGCTGAACTGCTTATTGACCATGCCTGGGGATGGGAACCAGTTACCATGGAATATGTGAAAGCCTATAAGCCTGAAAGCAAATCATTGAGTTCCGGACAGGTTCTCCAGTCGGCTTACACTACGGATATGGCCCGTAATGTGATACTTGAAATGGCCGACAGTGTGTCGCTCGACCTTGTGGACAAGAGGCTGCTCACTGACCAGTTGGTGCTTACCGTCGGATACGACATTGAATCATTGACCAACCCTTCAATAAGGGAGAAGTACCATGGTAAGATTACAACCGACCATTACGGCAGACAGGTACCGGTCAATGCTCATGGCACCATCAATATCGAGGAGCCGACTTCTGCAGGCAGTATCATCTCCGAAAAAGTGGCTGAACTGTACGGCCGCATAGTGAATCCTGTCCTACTCGTGCGCCGTCTTAACCTGTCGGTGAATCACCTCGTACATGAGGAGCAGTATAAAAAGCAACCTAAAATCGTCCAACTCGATCTTTTTACTGATTTCGAAGAGTCAGAAAGACAGCGGAAAGCTGACCTGGAAAAAGCTGAGAAGGAACGCAGACGTCAGGAAGCTATCCTGAGTATAAAGAAGAAGTTTGGGAAGAATGCCATCCTGAAGGGCATCAATTATGCCGATGGAGCAACCCAGAAAGAACGTAACCAACAGATTGGAGGGCACCATGAGTAAATATGACGACATAATCAATCTGCCACATCATGTCTCAAAGAACAGGACACCCATGTCCATGGAGAACCGTGCCGCCCAGTTTGCCCCGTTTGCCGCTCTCACAGGACATGATGAAGCGTTAGCCGAAACAGCAAGGCTGACTACTCCCAAGAAGCTCCTTTCTGATGATGAGATGGCAAGTCTTACAAGAGAACTCGCCCGCGTCATTGAACAGGTGCCGGAACAGGAAGAATACACTTTCGTGTATTTCGTACCTGATACTCAAAAAGATGGAGGCAAATACGTGTCAATAACAGGCACAGCCAAGAAATACGAAGAGGTGACAAGAGCACTCACGTTATCGGACGGAAGAGTGCTTCTGATTGACAATATTCTGTCTATCAGAAGACTTGATACTCCGGAGTTTTAACAGGTTATACCAAAGTCTCGTTCACCAAAATACGCAAAGACCCGGCAAGGATAAGAACCTATCCTTGCAATGAAAGCGTGATTGTCCTGTAGAAGCTGACGGCAAGACCGCTCCTACTCACCTGTACTTGACTTATATATCAGGATTGCTATCTGTCTCTTCTGAAATCGTTCCGTTCATCTCCATTCCACCATACTTCCAAAATGTAGAAGAAAAAACGGAACACGAAAAAGACAATAATAGTATCAAAAAGTTCATTCATACTCGTTCCATTTAAAATCAATACACATTAATAATCGGGATGCCCCTCGCTCGTGCCTTTTTAACGGTGTAGTATGTTCCCCCTTTCTCACGGCCATCATAATAGGCAATGAGATATGAAGCATTCTCAACCATAAACTTGTCCCGGTCAAGGAAGCACCTCGGATAATAGTAGTCACTGAGCACAATTACCTTATCAGCCAGTTCAAGCAACCGTCTATAAACTCTTTTATCATAGATATTATATCTCTCTGCCTGGCCTTCAAACGGTATGGCTGCAGTCAGAGATATTCCGGGCAAATCACACTTCAGCGATTGTACCAACTGTGCTGCCATCAGATCTATTCCCAAAGCAAATCCGGAAATGAAATTCCTGATGCCATGGTCATAGGCTTCGGATATTGCTGAGGTAAGGCGTTCCTGAATAAATTCCCTTTGGGAAAAGTCATAGAACCGATGTCCTGTAAAAGCAGCTGAGACTGTCCTGTCAAATTTCAAATCATTCATAATTGTCATTTTAGTACGTATTTATAGCTTGTTTTGGCAAGGAAGATGCCGTTGGTCACATGAGCTCCGGCCTGTTCTAATTGGGAGACATAGGCATTAAAGGATGCACCCGTTGTGACTACATCATCCCAAATGCAGACCTCCTTGTTCTTGAAGAAATCAGCATCAATCTCAATGTTGTTCTGCTCATTTATCCGTTTGGCACGCTCTTCCTTTTTTATCTTTGTTCCATGGACTGCAGTACGTTCACCGATGACACTCACATGAGAGAACCCGTCAATGGCTCCGGAAAACTTGCATACAAGCTCGGAAAAATGTCTGTTTCTCATTTCGTTACGTTCCGGACTACTTGCAGGGATGCACGAGAATACCACATTGCATATCTTACGGCCAAACTTCTTTACAAGGAACTTTGCCACGCATTTGGCCACCTCCAGGTGGTTGCGGCCATCCTTGTAGTCATAGACAATCTGACGGTCAAAAACTGCGTCCATTCCTATGTTCTTGATGCGTGAAGGAAAATATCGCAAGAAACTAATCAGTTCCTTGTCTTCCTGACCTTTGATGTAAACATTCACTGTGTTCATACTGCACTCTGATTTTGTTTCCCTTTTGTTAAGTCCTTTCGGACTGTGATCGGGAAGTTTTTTCTGTTTTACAAAGTGCAGACAAACCAATACAGCAAGTCTTCAGTGGACAATACTCTTTTCAAGGAAAAGGAAGATTGTTTACTAAGAACGACTTGCCAATTTGGTGATGGATGCAACAACTTTGCAGAAAAAAGTTCGCTGAATCACAAGTAGGAATGAAGACACAATGGTTAAAATACTAGTATATAGGAACTTTATAACTGAATACAATCCTTATAACTGTCGGGTGGGAAATGTCTCGCATCGCCAACAGCAAGTACGGCATCAAGGAGCTCTCCACTATCTTTGATAGCGGAATGCTCTTACCGTACCTTTGACAGAGGGGTGTTCTGGATATAGTCGATTCACTCGACCATGGACAGAATACCTCTATGGCAAACTGTTAGCGAATGCGGACATTGGTGTGGGCGAAGATTACAAGAAAAAGAAAACTCTAAGATTATAAAAGGGAAGCGTCAGCTTATAAAGAAGTAAGAGCATAGCATTACAACTGTCGGGTGGGAAATGTCCTGCAACGCCAACAGCAAGTACGGCATGAGAGAGCTCTCCACTATCTTTGATAGCGGAATGCTCCTGCTGTACCTTTGACAGAGGGATGTTCTGGATATAGTCGATCCACTCGACCATGGACAGAATATCTCTATGGCAAACTGTTAGCGGATGCGGACATTGGTGTGGGCGAAGATTAAAGGAAAAAGAAAACTCTAAGATTATAAAGTTTAAGGCAAGTGTTAGCTGGTGGAGTGGTAAGAGCATAGCATTACAACTGTCGGGTGGGAAATGTCCTGCAACGCCAACAGCAAGTACGGTATTAAGGAGCTCTCCACTATCTTTGATAGCGGAATGCTCCTGCCGTACTTTTGACAGAGGGATGTTCTGGCTATAGTCGATCCACTCGACCATGGACAGAATATCTCTATGGCAAACTGTTTGCGAATGCGGACATTGGCGTGGGCGAAGAGTAAAAAAAGTTCTACAAATAACGTTACAGATTCAAACATATATCAGAACTGACTACGTCTTATAAACAGGAATTTTGGCTATGGAATAACAACCAACGACTTTTCAAGGAATATATTCACTACTTTCCAACCTGGAATGTAAGTATTAAAAGAGGTAATCAACCGTCAGCATACTCGATCTTCAAACAGTCCACATCGGGGCTTCCCGATATGGTCTGTTTGAATTATAACTATATCAGTCTATGTCATAACCTATCACACAATCATCATTGATAAGCAGATAATAATAACCGTTACCACAATTTCGGTATTCCTTGCTGAATCCGGCTATCATATCACCATTCTCTTTCGGTTCACACCAAAGTGTCCCGTCATAACCGCAAAAGTCAAACCTATAGCTTGAATACTTCTCTTTCTTTTTGAAGGCTTCCCTGAAGCATGCCATCACCATGTAGCCGCAATACTTCTCGATGGTGCTCAATCTGATACATTTTCCGTCAATACCTGTTCCTGTGGTTATATGGTTCTCGTAAAGGGATTTTGTCAAATCCGCACCTGCAATCCTGCGCAACCAATCATTTGTATGTGTGGCAAGTCTGGCAAGTTTCTGGTATTTGAGAATCATCTTCTTTTCTGCCTCTTCTTCATTTTCAGTGGTCGGATAATAGACTTTCTCAATGCTTGACCAGGCATTGAAAACATAACCTCGTTTGCGTTTACCTTTTGCAATAATGCCAATCACTCCCTCTCCGTCACTGCGGTTAATGAACAACTTTCTACGTTCTCCACTAATTCTGACATACAATGATGTGGGGTTCTTTTCGTTGCGAAGATACTCTTCTGCCGGATGAATCTTTTGTACTTCCATATCTATAAGTATTAAAATTAATCATTTCCCTTTTGTGAAATCATGACAATTTCAAAGGGCTTCAAATTTTCACGCTCCCGATACTGTGAGACATGGAAGATAAGACAAGTAAATGGCTGTAGATTTGTATGGAATACCCAAATCTCTGATTTGCGGAAGGTTGCCATACCAATCTGAGACACATTAGAGAATCGGTACTTGGCGTTCGGACATTCACAGTAATTTTGCGGTGAAAATCTGACAAGCCGTGAATTGTCAGCATACAAAAAGCTTATGAAATATGCTTTAATCAATTACAAGAAGGCGAATTTAGATTCAACTATAAAGGGTTTATTTCATTTGTCTATCAATGATTTAGAGAATTATCTTTCATTCATCCAATGTCCACATGTATTCATGTCCACACGTTTACATATATACACCTATACAAGTGGACTTATATACATGTTTACATATAACCATGTATTCACGTCCATATGAATACATGTATACAAAAAGCCACCACCAAATCATAAGACTTGATGATGGCTCAAAGCTATATAAGACAATATCAATTGACGTAGGCGTAATTTACGTTGAAATAGGTGTCAGAAACCTTTGCAGTCGTAATGACCATTGACCTGTCTGAGTTCGTGAAACAGTATTCAAGTGTTGCCTCGTTCGCCGGAACAATCAGAGAATAATGTTCCTTCAAATAGTCGATAACCAGACGGCTATTAGCTATCAGCTCTGTATCTATTACCGAATACAATTCCCCATTTGAAGCATAAAAGCTATATAGGATACCCTCATTACCGTTGCCGGTTTTGTAAGTGAGTTGAATAGAACCAGCTATTGTTGCCTCCGATACAAGACCATATCGCTTCATTGAAAACTCCATATAGTTCTTGACCTCGTCTATGGTTGAACTTTCAACATGATAAGGCTCCGTCCATACTTTCAACTCCGGCTGAAGCTCTTCAACATCATCCAAAATGTTGTCTTTGCCACAAGAAGTTAATACCAATGGTACTGCCATTAGGAATACTACAATGGCAAATGAGAAGTATTTATTCATATTCATAATATTTTGATTGTTATTGACTTGAATATATCTGTGTATTCACGTGTACGTGTAAACATGTATATATTGCTACACGTACACATACCTATACGTACACATGGCTACGTGTATACACGTTTACATTACATCATTGATGCTTTTGGACTTGACTTTCCGAGCCTTGCCATGCTTCGCCTCGTATGCCTCGATGCCCTGTTTCATCACATACTCCATAAAGGCACGTATAGTGAAACCCTCCTTGTAAGCTATTGCCTGTACCTTATCTACAAGTTCCCTGGAGCAGATAAAGGAGAAATGCCGCCAGGAATTGTCCAGTTGCTCTTTACGTTCTGCCTTGACTGACCGTTTTTCCTGTTTCGGAATTGGCTTGGTCTCGGGTGTTTGTTCTACTGTTTTATTGTCAGGGCTGATAGCAGCACTGCCCAAAATATTGCCAAGCAGAATGTCCATATTGTTTTTTGCCATAGTTGTTATTGGTTACGTGAAAGAATTTCCTCCGTAAGTGCAAGATAATCCTTTGCACCGTTGGAATTTAAATCATACTCGAATATACTTTTGCCACTACCGGCTGATTCAGCCAAGGCGATATTCTCACGGATGCGGGTATTCATGGTGATACTTTCGTAACGCTCCTTTACAGCCTGTTCCACTACCTTGTTCAGTTTACGATGATTGAATCTGGCGATGAACACACCTCCCAGGCGAAGCGACGGTTTGACACGTTGCAAGGTGGTGACAAATGCGTCAAGCATCCTCATGCCTTTCAAAGGAAGCAGCTCCGGTGTCATCGGTACGATGATCTCATCAGCCGCGATAAAGGCATTGGTAGTGACAATACCAAGAGAAGGCGGACAGTCAATCAGGATATAGTCATAGTCTTTCCTGAGCGGTTCAAGCAGACGGCTGAGCAGTTGCTCTCTTGCCAACAGATTGGTCAGAGCTATTTCCGCACTTGCCATTTCAAGGGAAGAAGGGACAAGGTCAAGATTCTCCCGGATATGTTTTACAGGCAAAGGAACACCGTTTACCAATGAATCAAAAATGCTCGTCTCAATTTCATCCTCATTAGGTATGAAATACAGTGTCAGGTTTGCCTGTCCGTCAAGGTCTATAAGCAGGACTTTCTTGCCTTTCATTGCCATACAAGCCCCGATAGAGGCGGTTGAAGTTGTCTTTGATACGCCACCTTTATGGTTGGCGAAAGTGATGATTTTCTGTGCCATACTATTTGTTTTTATGTTTATATGTTTCAATGTGTTCTTGTATTCCTGTTTACACGTGTACTTGTCCACATGTATCAATGTATACAAAGGTAAATGTATGATATACAAACACCTACCAATGTCTCCTAACAGTTGAAAACAGTCAGGGAAAGTATCAGGGTCATAATAATATGACTTCATCTTTGCTCACTAATCGTTGTGCTCCGCTGATTAACCGTACAAGAAGTTGTTCGTTATACACTGCCACAATTATTCCATGGCTACAGCCCCTGCATGGGGTTATAAGTTCGCAAGATGCTCCAATCAGTTCTGCGCTGTACCTGTCCATATTATCTTGTTTTTATGCAAGGACACGAGACTTGCCTCATGTCCTTGCGGGTATGTTATTCGAATGTAAAAGGGTGGATGTAGAAATAGGTCTCTTCGCTTTCGTATTCATAGCTATTGATAAAATCCACCATTTCTTTTTCACTGCGGTCTCCCTGTCCAATACCGGTCTTTGATGTCCATTCAGCTATGGCATCCTCAATGGTGTCAAAAACATCCTCACATGCATCCTCGAAAGGTTCGCCGTATGAACTCACACAACATTCTTCGGGAAAGAAATCCCCCTCGTCATGGGTATAGAACAAATCACATCCACTTTCGCAACATCTGTATGAAATACTCAGTTCATCATTCAATATCCGGTTTATTTCAAAGAAGAGTTCGTTACAGGCATCCCATGCGGTTTCTGTCTCAAATGAAAGAAGGAAATAATCATTCTCTTCGTCTTCTTCATATTCAGCCCAATAGATATGTCCTCTAACACTGATTTGCTTTTTCTCATAGTCAATGCCGTAATGCTCGGCAAGCTTGAACAGCCTTATATCCTTACTATCCACTTCCATGTCCTGAAAGGTAGTCCACAGGTTATTTACTGCTTCACGTGTCCCAGTGACCTTATAGGTCGTTGTTGCTAAATTTGCCATATCATTGAATTTTAAAAGATTACCACTCCGTATAATAACTCTGGTCGTTGTTCTCGCATTCCTCAGCCCATTCTTCATCGGTGAAGTCACTGTGCAGACATTCATCACTGCAATAGTAGGCTACTCCCATGTCAGCACAATACCCGGCACGCATCAGTCTGCCACACTCTGAACATCTTCTGCAAGCCCTGTCTGTGTCCCACCAGAAGTCAGTGAAAGACTCGGCTATGACATCCTCACTGGTGTTCTCGTCCCACTTGTCAAGGTAGAACTCTGCAAACTTGTTCAACTCCGGCTCTATGTAGAGCATCTTTTCAGTACCGCCAACAGCCTTGGTCAGTCGGCTCAGGATTGATTGGATTGTCGTCATAATATCATCTGTTTTTTTTCTTCCCTCTCGTAGATCAACTACTTCGGGAACACATATAAATTTTGTTGCACCAAGAAGGTGTCGGGGCTGTCTCTGCAAGGTTTTGCTCCAAAATACTACCCGCAGGTGTGGAGATTTTGCGGCAAAGCGAAGCCCTGACCTTGCTGATGACAAGACCGGACAATTACCTTCGCAACGGAATTTATGCCAGTTCCCCGAAGTCGGTGTATGAGGAACGAATCTCGGCAAAGAGAAGTATAAGCATAAAAAAAGCGACCCGAAGGCCGCTCTATTGGAGAGAAGAAAGGATTTACTTGCCCTTCTTGGAGTTCTTCTCCTGAGCTGCTGGAGTTTCCTCCTTTTCAACAGCTTCATAGAACCTGGTGGCTACAAATGCCACTCTGTTGCGCTTGACACCGTCGGCATCCTGCCACTCCTCCGGCTTGAAATAGCCTTCAACCGTGAGGAGTGCTCCTTTGACAAGGCGGTCAAAGGATGTAGTATTCTCATTCTTGCGCCATGTCTCGACGTTTATGAAAGCGGAAGTGCGGGTTGTTTCCTCGCCTGATTTCTCAGTGCGGCTGATTGCCAAAGGGAAACGTGCAACGCTTGCGGTTGAGAACTGATGGATGCTTGCATCCTTACCTACAAAACCAGAAACTACGAAAGAATTTTCCATTTTCTTCATAACATTGAAATTTTAGAAGTGAAACATTTATTTTTTACGTTGCCATCAAAGTTGGCAAGGATAGCAATCAGGCAAGTAATTACCGAATTATTTCACCGTCAGGCAGGAAAAGTTTTCCGAAAAGCTGCAGCTGGAAAAGTTTTTGAAAAAATTCAGGGAATAAGGTTCTGGTACTTGCAGTATGCGGCTTGCACTAACTTCGCAACAGGAAAAAGTAAGTGTCACGGCTTCGTCCAAAATGAGATGTGAAGGGAATGGCCTGATATTCTTGTGTCTGGTCATGGTAAAGAATGCTGTTCTCATAGTCAGACTCGACAGGTTTCACAGATCCATGGCAAGCAATCCGGACATAGTGAAAGCGATAACTCCCAAACTTCACCATGAACCCGGCATAGCATAGCAAGAGAAATACGAAACTCCGCACTCTGCATAAAAAGGTCTGAACACGGAAGCTATTCAAGAGGATGGAAGCCAGAGGTGAAGCACAACAAGGCTGATGCCACTCATGTGAGTGATGAAAAGGTGCAAAATCAGCAAGGAGAAAAAGAAAGGCAATGCCTATCAGTCAAAGAGCGGACTTCTGTCCTACTCTGGCTTACTGCAAGTTTAAAGTTTAGATTTACCCATGTATATATACATGTATTTTAAACTTTGGTTACAAACCTGAACAGGTTTATAAAAAGACTGACGAACAATTCATTGCGAATAGAAATATCATATGAGAAAGAAAATGGGAACTACATTTTCTCCTTACTGAAGCACCGACAGACAATGCACAACCATGTAAATATTCTCATAAAGTAGTTAACAGCCCGGATAAAAGAATTTGATAATATAAAGTCGGCAATAAATCGGTTTTATTGCCGACTTTATATTATCCTAGCAGAACAATGGAATCATTTTACAAAGAGTAAACGTAAATGGTAAGACAATGTTTTATGGTGTGATTTCAGATTGTTGATCGAGAAATATTTACCTCTTCATATTAGGAAACAGTCAAGCAGATAGGTGTAGTTTCGTTAATAAGAGATTCTACTTAATTTCTTAGTCATTTGCGGGATACTTTTAATACTATGCTTTTACAACACAAGAAAAATACCTCATATATTACATAATATGATGAATTCATAATGGTGTTACTTAATATAGAAAAACACACTAAAGAATGATTAATTGCTCAGAACTTATATATAAAGTCGGCAATAAAGTTGGTTTGTTGCCGACTTTATATTATATTTGCACTGCAATGAGTATTGACGAGAAATATAGTATAAAACAGAGCATATTGAATTATGCTCGTACTTACGGACGGATTGAAGTGCCTCAATTAGTATCAGTATTGGGGATAAAGACCAATACCGCCCGCCAGTATCTCTGTACCTTAACCAAAGAGAACAAGATAGCCCGTACAGGAAATGGTGAATACATGCTTACAGATAAACAGGTGTTCTCATTTGCTCCAACAGAAACACTGAGAAAACTATATGTCGGATTGAAAGAGAAATTGCCATTCACCGATTTCTGCATCTACGATGGCAGCATCTTCACCACACTACAACATCACGTCTCTGTGAACCATGCTATTTATGTCGAGACCAACCGGGATGCTGTAGATTCTGTTTTTTCTCTGTTGAAGGATTCAGACATGCCCGTTTATAAGCAACCGACAGCAAAGTTCATGTACGACTACGTAAACATGCATGAACCATGCATCATTGTAAAGATATTTGTCACTGAATCTCCAGTAAATAAGGTTGATGGGATGGTTACTCCTACCATCGAAAAGCTACTCGTAGATATACAGAAAGACGAAGACTTTGATTATATGCAGGGCACGGAAATCACTTATATGTATCAGACCGCCTTTGATTTGTACACAGTCAATACTCCCAAAATGCTCCGATATGCAAAACGTAGAGGAGCATACGATAGTACTTATTCATTAATAGAACAATCACAAAAATATGATAAATAAAGAATGCTTTACAGCAAGATGGATTGAAGAAAAATCCAAGGAGCTAAACTATCCGGACAAAAATATCATTGAAAAGGTCATCCATGCCTTTTCATTGCTGGACATGTTGGCGGCTTCAGGTTGCCCATTTCATTTCAAAGGTGGAAGCAGTCTGATGCTTCTTTTAAAAGAACAAAGACACAGGCTGTCTATAGATATTGATATAATATGTCCTCCAGGTACTGAAATAGAAGAGTATCTGCAATCATACAAAGACTATGGCTTTATTGACTATAAGCCGATAGAAAGAATTCAGCGTGGAACAGACATACCAAAATCGCATTCCAAATTCTTTTATCAAGTGGCTTTCCTTGATGGCATAGACCGAAAAGAAACCATCCTGCTGGACGTTCTAAATGAAGACTGTCACTACAACGAAGTCGTGACTTTACCTGTAGAAAGCCGTTTTATAAAGACAGAAGGTGAACTGAATTATGTAAAAGTACCATCCATTGGAGATATTCTCGGAGACAAGCTTACGGCGTATGCACCCAATACAACAGGTATTCCATATATCAAAAATGGTAAGGATGCCAGCATGGAGATCATCAAACAGCTATATGATATAGCCAGACTGTTCGAGAAGACAGAGGTCCTTGAAACAACGACAAAATCGTTTGTACAAATTGCAGAAGTTGAACTCTCATACAGGCATTTGCCAAACAATCCAAAACTCATTTTCGATGATATCAGACAGACTTCGCTGTGTCTGGCAACAAGGGGAAGTGAAGGAAACGGACAATTTGATGCACTACAACGTGGTATACAAAGGATCAAATCCTTCATGTTCAATGGCGGTTATTTCATTGACGATGCGATTAGAGACGCAGCACGCGCAGCCTATATCGCCACAATGATAGAGACGGGCAACACAATAATAGAAAAATACGACGGTAATCCTGCCACCATAGGCTCCCTGGATATAGCACCCACACTTCCTTCGCGACTGAATAAGCTGAAAAGGACTTCTCCTGAAGCCTATTACTATTGGGCAAAGACCAGCCATCTATTACAACAGTTGTAACTATAAACAGAAATACAATTTCAGCAAGGAGAAAAAGACCAATATAGCCCTCCATCAACCAGAACAGCATTCTGACTGATGGAGGGCTTTCTACAAGTTTAAAGTTTAGATTTACCCATGTATATATACATGTATCTTAAACTAAACTTACTTGACTGATTCAGCCATACAACAGGATAAGCCATTGAGTTTACAAGTTTAATAGAACTCATATATGTATATATGAATTGATAAACTTATTTATAAACTTCATCCCTAAGCAGAAAGTAAGTTCTTTATTCCTTTGCTGAAAAATCATGTAGCATAAATTTCTACCATATGCAGGATCAACATAACGTACATCTTTCTGAGAATCTGAAAACCTGTATATATGTGAATACCTTTTTCTCCTTGCTGAAATAATTGGCGACTAAATAAACACAGATGAGATATTGAGAAATATTTTCGATACATATTATGCGAAATAATTGATAATTACCTAATTTTGCAAAATATAGATGCATATTAGAGATAAATTCATTCGCATCTGTGTTATTAAATATTAAACTCTAATAAAATCACATCTAAATCAGGAAAGTGATGAAAAAATTGAAACTTATAAGAAAATCAGAACCGTTCATATTTCCAAATGGATAGAAACGTAAAATTTAATGGCTCAAATATGATTCAATTAGCTGTATCAAATTGAGCATCAGACTGTTTATATAACTGTGTGGGTAAGTAGCTGAATAAAGAAGATTCAACCAGCGATTACGCACTCAGATTGCAGGTCTATAATATAAAACACTGACAATCAATTATATAATTTATTTTCGCTAGTAAGTGGAAGTAATGGCTCAACTACGAGCCAAATAGTCATTAATTATCTGACAATTAACTATATAACAAATATGTATTGGTAAGTAACTTGTGAAAACAAAAGAAAGCAACATTTATATAATACATAATAAGCTGATTTACAACTATTTAAACTCTTATTTCCAACAATAAAATCATGGCTCAAATACTATTCCAATACAACCCAACTAACTGATATACAAATTACTAACATCTTTGCATCGGGAAGTGATTCTTAAGAATTAATCAATTGATTATTAACAGCATACATTATCACCAGAATGATTCAAGCGAAAGAAACATACAAGGAAGAATTGAGTAAACACGTTGAAGGTATCTTCAAAAAGTATGTAAAGCCAGGACTCCACATCTGCGACATAGCAACAGGTGGAGGCAAGTCTTATACGATTGGAAAACTGACATGTGAATACTATCCTAAGCATTTTGACCGTATTGTTATTCTTTGCGTTCAAAACAAGTTGGTAGAAGGCATGAACCGAGAGATTGACAGGTTCATTGATTTGCAAGATAGTTTGATTAAAGAAGACCAAAAATTGGTTATTGAAAATAATACAGAGGTAATAAAAAAGGCTATTGATACTGATTCTTTCCGCAGATTCATCGAACAGATAGAACACAGAATCGGTGAGATGAAAACAGAAGGAAGCAATAATGAATTGAGATATGCCTGCAGTAAAATCAAAAAGACCTACGAAGGTGTTAAAAATTTGATTCTTACTCAGGGCAACAACAATAACGATTTTGTTCAAGCCCAGATAACCGAAGGAAAAACGAAACTCAGAAGAGACGTTAGAAATTTCTTTGAGTTATATAAAAAGGTATATAACCGACAGAAAAAAGGTCGTCGTTTAGACATTGGGAAAGTCCTGCGTGATTTTCCCTCTTTGGCAAAAGTTTACCCTCAGGTTGATTATAAAAAGAAAAAAGTTCTCCTAATGACCGTACATAAAGCAATGTACGGCATAGACCCTATTCTTGGTGAAAAAATCAGCCTTCATGACATTACAGAAAAAGAAAAGAAAACCCTGATTCTACTAGATGAATCAGACCAAGCCGCAATTGCAATGCGCAATGCTATCATTGATCAAGCTATAGAAAGTTCTAGAGGAAAAAATAGATTTTCAAAGGGCTACAATGGTTATCTTCAGTATAAGCAACTGATAGATATGGCAGAACATGTGTCAGACGAATATTATGGCAGCTTACTCGATGATTCTCTGAATAAAGCTAATAACATCATCTCAACAAATTGGGAGAAGACTCTAGGAAAGACAGAGCCATACAAGAACATTTTCTTGGGTGACATAGAAGAACTTGAGGACTATCGTCGAGGTGTATTTTTCTCTGGACCTGCTCTAAAACTCAATGTCTCTAAATCCAACGACAAATCACATTCCTTCATATGCTACAACAAAGGCGAGAAGCAGTTTAAGTTGCATCACGCAGAGGATAATATTGAATTAAAACAAAGATTTGACTACGTCGTGCCAATGAACAAATTCCTTTCGTTGATTGTAGGCAATACCACAGCCATTAAAGCTCAATTAAGCAAGGTAGTCAATGAGGCATTTCAAAAGAGTGTGGAAAAGTTCGAAAAAACAGAAGATGAACTTTCTGCGAACAAATTACCAAAGAACCACTATTTAGGTTATCCAACCCGAGAAAGAGAAATCCATACACTCTTCTCTCGTTTTGAGACAAACTCGGAATACCAATTTGAGCAACAGCTCTTTGAATTTATGACAAACAGAAAGAATCTGATTATCAATAAAAGAGAAGAGAAGTTAAAGCTGCCCGATTACTCCGTTTATTCACAAGGAGTTCAATTGTATCAGGAAGAAGTTGACGAACGAGACAACCAGCATCGAGTTCGTCTTTCCTGTAGAGAAATTTCCACTACACCTGAGAAGATCATTTTCGATCTATTGAGGACTGAGGGAACTTCCGTCGTGCTGTGCTCTGCAACAGCATCAAGCTCGTCCGTGATTAGTAACTGCGACATAGAATATCTTAAAGAGAGTATTGGAAATAATGTTCATGTCTTGTCTGAACATGATAAAGAGACATTTGATAATCTCGTTTCTCACACTTATCCAATTGGTCATCAAATAGAAATAAAACCACTGGAGCACTATACTTTCGAAGATAACAGGGATGAGAAAACATTCCTGCCAGAAAAGTATAAAATGATGTTTTCTAAAGAGGCTCGCGAGGAAGGTCTTGACGAGCTCTGGTTCAAATGTACTCGGAGAGAACTCATGAAATCCAAAAAGGAAGGAGAAAGTATTTCCTTCCCTCTTTATCGCCTGTTCCAGTTTATTGAAGCCTATCATTGGTTTATTAACCATGAAGACATAAGAAGCATGATATTCTTTCAAAATCGAAATGGTGACCCTATCCAAACAAATGTATTAAGCTGTCTGATAGATGGGACATATAAGTACCAAAATACTCCATTTGAAGATGAACTCCCGAGCGACTGGTCTAATGACCATATTAGAATTTCAAAAGATTGGGAAGAGGTTGAAGGGTCAATTCTCAAAGAACTCAGCGAAAGCAAGGATTCTAAAATCATGTTGGTATCTGCATATGCAAGTTTCAAAGCTGGCGCCAACATGCAGTATGAAATTCCCGATAGTCTTGATTTTGTCAAAGGTGACAATTGGGAAACAAACGGTGTAAGACTAAAGAAAGACTGGGATGCCGTTTATGTTCAATGTCCAAGTGCATATCTGATGATGAGTGAGGACGGCAATGAGTTTACTTTTGAGAAAAGCCTTTATAATGCCATGCTCTCCCTGATGATGCTGTACGAGCGAGGTTGTCTCTCAAAGAACGAGGTAGCTTCATGGCTATGCAGAGCTCTTTCTAACAATTTCTGGTTTGGCGACAAGAACAATCCTGGCATAGGTAAAGACAAGGCTGCATGGGCCCAGACTGTTGTTGAACAAGCTGTTGGTCGTTTGTGTCGTACAAGAAACAAACCACATACGACATACATTCTGTTTGATATGGATATGGCTAAGTATTTTGACAAAGACAACCTTGAAAAGTCTCTTACCAAGGAGTTCCGTACACTTGCAGAGTACATCCTTACAATGCCGAAAGAACCTTCAACCGCAGCAAATCCTGAAGAAATTGTTAGATGCAACAATGCCAACTACGTTAAAAGGCAACTCGACAGAATGCGCAGTATTGCCCTTAGGTATACTCCACATCCAGTTCGAGAGGATGATTTTGAAGACGATGTTGAAGAAGGCACATCTGTACCTCATAATGTGCAGATAAACCAGTTAATGAATCAGAGTTATAAGCAAACAATCATCAAGAAACCTGTCATTGATGATTATAACGAATTAGTTGAAGAAGATAAACAATTGACCTTCATCTGCAAATGCTATGGTGACTGGCAAAGGAATGAGAACAACGAATACTTCTTCTCCTTTGATCCTAATCGCAGGAACGACATTTGTCCACAAGGAAAAGGAAAGTTATATCCTCAACCAATCTCCCCTTCCACAGTAAGGTTGGATGTATTGATAAAGAATGATGTTATTCGTAAACACTTTATAACAAATGGTTATGCTACTGATTGGAAGTCAGGTAACTTAATTCTTCATCCAGAGATATTAAAGACAGATTATGCAGGTGAAATAGGTGAAGAAGCTTTCAAGGCAATAGTCTTAGAGTACACTAATTGTAAAGAGGAAGACTTCAAGCACCTTGAAGGTCGCGACTATGAGTTGGCAGACTTTGTCATCTGTAATCCAGACGGAACATATAAGATTGCATTTGATGTTAAGAACATGAATCCTCTCGTGGAGCATAATGATAAACAGGGTGAACTGGCGACTAAAGACAAACGCAAGATTAAGCGCGAAAGATTAGGATGTCAACTTATTACTGTTAGTATGTTGCAACTTACTGGAGAGTCCATGGATGCTGTAACAGAGATTCATGGAATCATTGACAATGATGGCAATATCATCCCAAGTGCAATCGACAGACTCAAAAGAATCATTGGATAATGGGAAAGATAATATTAGATGACAATTATATAAAGAGCCTTCCTATCACGACAAATAGAATAGAAGTCTCTTGGGATAAAGACAAGTTCTTTGCAAAATACTCGATAGTATCTTATTATAGTACGGATCCAGAACGGAAGAATTTGGCTTATGAACAACTCGGAAATGTTCCTTTCATATCTGTTACTGGAATAAAAAACAGATGGGGTGCTCAGCATTTCCCTTCTGTTCAATTCTTCATATTAACCACCAAAGGGAAAGAGCAAGAAGTTCTTAATAGTCTTAGAGCATACAACGATGTTAAAGCTTGGAATAATACTCTCGAAAAGTATAAAGATAAATTACAGCAAAGAATCATTGCATCATTAGCTATAAATTCTCTTGGAAAGAAAAAGAATAGCAACATGATGTATAACGATGGCTCGTTACTTGTTTGTGACGACAAGAATTTTGGGGCTCGCAAGAGTCGCAAAGAACTTGTATGTCTTAAAATAGAGGTTAATGAATACATGAATCTTACAGCTCGAACAACATCGTTTTCTAATCCTTTTAATGAAAAAGATCTATTAAGGCACAGAACATGCGTATTCCAGATTTCCAAAGATTTAGATGGAGAGTTTTGGTCTGGGCAATCTGTAAAACCAATAATCATTAAAAGCGTGAAAAGTGGTGAGTACGACTTGAAAAAACTTTTCATTCAGAAGAAGAACTTCAAAGATAATAAAAACCTTGTCCCTTATTGGCCATATAATGTCGAAGATTATGCTCACGGAAAATTGTATGTTATCTGGCAGGTCGTAGAATCTGTTAATGATGCGTTTAAAGGAATATTAGATATAAAATTCACAGATTCCCAGATTATACATTACGATGAATGCAAAACCAAAGATGGAATCTTGGCACTTGCACAAGAGTATCTTGCAGGAAGAAGCATTTCATTTGAAGACCCGTTTCAAACAAATGGATCCAAGTCGGTTATTTCGAATTTCAAGAATGAAGCCCAAGAAATTATGAGTGGGTTTCTTGTTTTTCCCAAAAAACCAACGCCGGACGATATTATAATCAAACTATGCGAGCCTAAAGAAGAAGGATGTGAGGTAACTCAGTATTCACAATCCATGGTAAGATTGTCAAACAACGGAAATGCCCTCCAGCATATCACTTATTATGGCGACGAGAAACTTGACTTGCTTGACACCCCAAGTGTGAGAAGAATACTCATTGAACTAATTGTAAAGGATAGTTTAGCTAAAAGAATAATGCCAAAGCCTTTGGCAAATATGCTTGAGGGGTGGAATGCTATCAGATACAAAATCAATCAAGGTAATGTTCATGGAGCGTCTTTGAAAATTGACAATCAAGGAAGTATAGATGTTGAACAATATGGACTATCACAAGATAATCAAGGTGAAGATTTCGAGGATTTTATATCTCAAAAACTAAAATATTTTGACTACGACAAAATTCGAGGAGCAAGAGATTATATGGCATTAGTTAAAGACGGCAATGTCTATTTTATCGTCGATACAGATGAAATACCAATTTTAGATGTGAATCTGATTGATGAAGCTTATAGTAAGGTTGCTAATAATGGTGAAACTGTAGCTATGTTCAAACGAAAAAAAGTTGCTCATAAATATCTTCGTGGTTATATAGGTTTCCATCTATGGAAAACAGATGGTATTGACGGAAATCCAGAAGGTTCGTATTCTTATATATCAGGAACTAATAGCGAATCTATGAAGATTACTCCGAAAACCAAGATGGACAAAATGCCTCGTGCTCGACGTATATTTATACTTCATAAAGAAAATCCAGAACTCATTGACCAGCAAATTTTGGAAATATGCAAGATGTTAAAGTTTGGCTTTGGACGTTGGAATGAGCTTATGACATATCCTTTCCCATTCAAGTTTTTGCAAGAATATCTTGACGATGCAGCAGAAACAGCGTACTCATTACACTGGAAGGATATTACTCTTAGAAAAGACTTGTAGTATCGTTTATATAATCAAATATTTAGTATATGACAAAAAATATAATTAATTAGGGATATTCAGTAAATGCCCCTAAAAACTAAGATAGCATATGAAGATGATGGACCATAATCACTTCATATGGGAGACGTAAAATAAACTGTGTCATGCGGCGTTTTCTTCCAAGCTCATCGGTCGGGGATCGGCCAGCGCCAAGGGGGTGCACCAGCACTCCCGACGAGCGTAAAGTTACAACAATTTAAATCTGTCTCCAAACTTTATCGCTAATTGTTGTGCGATGGCCGCCCAGTTGGCTATGGGCATGGTCCATTTCTTGCGTATGTTGCGGTAAGCGAGATAAACCAACTTTTCAAGGGCGGTGTCGTTAGGGAACACGCCCTTGTTTTTTGTCACTTTCCGCACTTGGCGGTGATAGCCCTCGACTGTATTCGTGGTATAAATCATACGTCGTATATCCGACGTAAACTGGAAGTATTCAGTAAGCCTTTCCCAGTTATCCTGCCAAGACTTGATAACGATAGGGTATTTCTCACCCCATTTTTCTTCCAGATTAAAAAGTCCTGTCTCAGCGGATTCCTTATTTACCGCACCATAGACATGTTTCAGATCCCTCATGAACTCTTTTTGGTGCTTGCTGGAATATGACAATGACGGTTCTTGGCTTTATCGCCTGAATGTAGAACCCGAAATGGGCATTCCAGAGGGTCAGCAGGAAGAAACCCAAATCGGGTGGAAGTGCTACGAAGTGCGCGGATATAACAAAGCCACGAAAGAGAATGTTAAAAAGGTCGTAATCCGTTCAGTCATTGACGAAACGGCAGAATTTGACCTTGTTAATTCCTACAACAAACACGTTCTTGGCATTGCCGTGGACGAAAGCGCGGTTGAGGAATACAAGGATTACTTGCAGTTTACGGAAGATTTGGATGCGGTCTTGATTAAGGATTTGTCGAACTAAACATTAAAGACAATGGCAAAGTTTTGTGAACTTGGCGTTGAATCGGATGTTGTCATTGGCAAGGGCATTGACATGGAAGATTTGTTCGGTCGCCGGATTCTGATTGAAAAGGTCATTATCCAACCAACGAAGTTTCCGGGCAAAAATTCATCCGGGTTGAGAATGCAAATGCAAGTTGTCCTTGCGACTTTCAATGAAGAAGCGGACAAGGACGGTGACTTTTATACGAAGAATCCCGACGGCACGCCCGCCGGGGAAAGACGGTCTTGTTTTACCGGGTCGGACATACTTATTGGGGCTATTCAGAAAGCCGAAACTAATTTGCCGTCAATGAATGCAAGCCGTGCGCAAAAAGGGTTGCCGCCTATTCGCTTATACCCAATTGACACAACTATTGTCAAAGTCGGCAAATGCTTTCAATTCACTTGACATGGAACAACAACAGATGGATAAAGGCATTGGGTGGCTTCAAAAGTTGCTCAATCTGCAAAAAAAGTACGGGTTCTTTTCGATAGTAAAGGGGTTATTCCTTGTGCTATTGGGCGGATATGTCGTTTTCTTTGCCCTCAATCCGAAGTATTTGCTTGAACGCATTACGAAGATACAGACAGAGGAACACAATGATTTGATTGAAACCCGTTTGAGGTCAGACACGGAAATCAACAACATCTTGTCAAAATTGCTTTCAACGGCGGATGCCGACCGCGCATGGCTTATCGAATTGCACAACGGAAGCAAGAATCTTGGAACGGGCTTGCCTTTCTTGTATGGGTCAATGCGGATGGAAGAAGTGCGCGACAGCATCTTTCATGTAGATGATGAGTATTCGGATTTCAATTTGTCGAAGTACAAACTTATTGTCAAGACATTGCGTGACGGATTCTTTTATGGCAATCTTGAAGATGTGCGGCTTGTTGATGAACGGCTTTACTACAAGTTTAAGGCAAACAATGTCAATGAAATAGCATTGATTGTCCTTTATGACTGCAAAGAAACGCCCATTGGGTTATTGGGCTTGTCCTATTGCAACGGCAAATTGATGCAACGGCAATTGGTGGGCAAGGAAATACGCAAGGGCGGCTTACAAATAGCAACTCAATTATCGGTAAAAGATGGCAAAGATTGATGTTTTATTGCCCTTTATCCTTAAATGGGAGGGCGGTTTTGCGAATGACCCGGCAGATGCAGGGGGCGCAACCAACAAAGGCGTGACAATAGCCACATGGCGCAATGTGGGATATGACAAAGACGGTGACGGCGATATTGACGTTCAGGATTTGAAGTTACTTTCAAATGCAGATGTCCGCGACCGTGTTTTGAAACCCCATTTTTGGGATAGGTGGAAAGCCGACCAAATCCAATCACAAAAGGTTGCGAACATCCTTGTTGATTGGGTGTGGGGTTCAGGCAAGCACGGCATTGTCATTCCTCAAAGATTGCTTGGGGTCGTTGATGATGGCATTGTCGGCGACAAGACTTTATCGGCGGTGAACTTTGCCGACCCTGACCAACTTTTTGACGCTATCTTCAAAGCCCGTGTTAAGTTCTTCAATGACATAACGGAATCGAGCATTAAGAAGTACGAAAGAAAGATTGGTCGAAAGGCAACGGAAGCCGAATTGATGAAGCACACCAACAAAAGGTTCTTGAAAGGATGGCTTAACAGATTAAACGACATTAAAACGATATGACATGAAGAAGATTATTGCATTGGTTTGGGTGCTTGCTTTGCTTGTGTCTTGCGGAACTGCAAGGAAAGTCCAAAAGACCCAACAGGAAGTCCGCATTGACAGCACGGCGACAACAAAAGAAACGAATGTCAAGACGGACAAGTTCGTTGATACGACCCGGACACAACACGGGAAAGTGACCATTACGGAAATCGAGTTTTACCCGCCAACGCCCGGCATTGCGGTTGATACAACCGGGGCGGCGGATAGTTCCAAGCCTGAAAGGGCTTCAAAGCCGTTGCCCGGTAATCCGGCAAACGTAAATTTGCAGGATGTCGGGAACATCAAAGGCGCGGTGAAGTCCATTAAACAAACGGTCATTGAATCCGATGTTGAGGAAAAAGGCGAAAACAAGGAATCGAGCGAAAGCAAGGAAACCGAAAGTGCCGCCAATGTCGGGAGAAACGAAACGAATGTTCAGCAAAGCCAAGAACCGACCCCCGACCCTTACCGATGGCGATACATCTTTTACATATCATTGATTGCCGTTGCGGTCTTGCTTTACCTCAAAAGAACGCCAATAATCAATTGGATAAAGAAGATTCTTGCAGGAATAAGGAAGATATTATAAATTCTTCACTACCTTTGCACCAACATTGTTGCGAAACCCCAAAGTTGCATTGGGGAACAATGCGCCCCGGCTTATGGTCGGGGCTTTTTCATGTACACGAGTAAGCACTCCGATTTTGGGCAACAAAAAGCCCCGAAAGTGTTAATTTCGGGGCAATTCGTGTACAAATTCGTGTACATTTTCCGTAAGTCCTTGAATATCAAGGTTTATTGCGGAGAGACAGGGATTCGAACCCCGGGTGCCTCGCAGCACAACGGTTTTCAAGACCGCCGCAATCGACCACTCTGCCACCTCTCCAAAACTTCCTTTTCAAGAAGTACTTCTCTTTTAAGCGGTGCAAAGGTACAAATCATTTTTAATTCTGCAAACATACTTCCTGTTTTTTCACGAATTAATTGTATTTTTGCATCCATGATATACCCACAGAACTTTGAACAGAAGATAGGTTTCGACCAAATACGTCAACTGCTGAAAGAAAAATGTCTCAGCACGCTTGGCGAAGAACGAGTGACAGACATGGCGTTCTCCGACCGCTTTAGTGAAGTGGAAGAGCATCTGGACCAGGTTTTTGAATTTGTACGCATACTCCGGGAGGAAGATAATTTTCCGGCACAATATTTTTTTGATGTACGCCCGTCCCTGAAGCGGATACGCGTGGAGGGAATGTACTTGGATGAACAGGAACTTTTCGACCTTCGCCGGTCATTGGAGACAATACGCGATATTGTACGTTTTCTGCAGAAGAGCGAAGGGGAGGAAGAAGAAACAGCATCCCACTACCCTTGTCTGAAACGGCTGGCAGGAGACATAACAGTGTTTCCACAACTCATCGGAAAAATAAACGGCATTCTCTCTCCGTATGGAAAAATAAAAGACAACGCATCCGCAGAGCTGGCGCGTATCCGCCGCGAATTGGCAAGCACAATGGGGAGCATCTCTCGCTCACTGAACAACATTTTGCGCAACGCACAATCGGAAGGAATTGTAGACAAGGATGTTGCGCCCACAATGCGCGACGGACGACTGGTTATTCCGGTAGTGCCTGCCCTGAAACGGAAAATAAAAGGAATTGTACATGATGAATCCGCCAGCGGTAAAACCGTATTTATCGAACCCGCGGAAGTGGTGGAAGCCAATAATCGCATCCGGGAACTGGAAGGAGACGAACGACGGGAAATTATCCGCATCTTAGTGGAGTTCTCCAACCTGCTGCGCCCCTCTATCCCCGACATCCTACTGTCATACGAATTTCTTGCCGAGATAGACTTCATACGTGCCAAAGCATTATTTTCCGAACAAATCACCGGATTGAAACCTGCTTTCGAAAACAAACAGGTTTTAGACTGGACAATGGCGGTTCATCCGTTGCTGCAACTCTCTCTTGCCAAACATGGAAAGAAAGTAGTGCCGCTGGATATAGAGTTGAGCGAAAAGCAACGTATCCTCATCATCTCCGGACCGAATGCCGGTGGCAAATCCGTCTGTCTGAAAACCGTCGGACTGCTGCAATACATGTTACAATGCGGTTTGCTAATCCCGATGCACGAACGCAGCCATGCCGGTATATTCAGCAATATATTCATTGACATCGGTGACGAACAATCCATTGAAGACGACCTGAGCACCTACTCCTCGCACCTGACCAATATGAAGATAATGATGAAGAACTGCAATGAACGCAGCCTTATCCTCATTGACGAGTTCGGCGGTGGTACCGAACCTCAAATTGGCGGGGCAATAGCCGAAGCGGTATTGAAACGTTTCAACCAAAAGCAGACGTTCGGCGTTATTACTACACACTATCAGAATCTGAAACATTTTGCCGAAGACCACGAAGGGGTAGTGAATGGCGCCATGCTATACGACCGCCACCTGATGCAGGCTTTGTTCCAACTTCAGATAGGTAATCCGGGCAGCTCATTTGCCGTAGAGATTGCCCGCAAAATCGGGTTACCTGAAGATGTAATCGCCGACGCTTCGGAGATTGTCGGCAGCGAATACATCAATGCCGACAAATATCTGCAAGACATTGTGCGCGACAAGCGATATTGGGAAGGCAAACGCCAGACCATCCGCCAACGCGAAAAGCATATGGAAGAAACCATTACCCGCTACCAGACGGAGATAGAAGATCTGCAGAAATCCCGCAAAGAAATTTTGCGGAAAGCCAAAGAAGAAGCAGAGCAACTGATGCAGGAAGCCAATGCCCGTATCGAAAATACCATTCGCACCATTAAAGAGGCGCAAGCCGAAAAGGAAAAGACCCGACAGGCACGTCAGGAACTGGCCGATTTCCGCCAATCAATGGAGGCTCTTGCCGCAAAAGAGCAGGAAGAGAAGATTGCCCGCAAAATAGAAAAGCTGAAAGAAAAGCAAAACCGGAAAAAGGAAAAGAAAGCCAACAAAGGTCAGGAAAACATGCTCTCTGCCCAAGCATCGGCAGAACAGCAGGCACGAAAAGAGGCCGAACGATTGGCTGCAATCGTACCCGGCAGCAATGTCAGGATAAAAGGACAGACCTCGGTGGGTGAAGTAATGGAGGTAAACGGCAAGAATGCCACTGTCGCTTTCGGCAGTATCAAGACCACCGTCAAGCTGGACAGGCTGGAGCGTACAAACGCACAGCCCAAGCAAGCGGATGTTTCTGCCAAAAGCACTTACATCAGTTCGCAAACCCAAGACAGTATGTACGAAAAGAAGCTGAACTTCAAGCAAGACATAGACGTACGCGGCATGCGTGGTGATGAAGCCTTACAGGCGGTCACCTATTTCATAGATGATGCCATTTTGGTGGGAATGTCCCGCGTTCGCATCCTTCATGGGACAGGTACGGGTATCTTGCGTACACTTATCCGCCAATATCTGCAGACAGTACCGGGCATAAGCCATTTCGCCGATGAACATATACAGTTCGGCGGAGCAGGAATTACGGTTGTAGACCTAAGTTGA